AACCGATTTGTGCGCAATCTCGTGGCACATCGTTTTTAGTGGGCACTCTCTTTGCGCTGCCATACTTGACCATATCTTTGATACGGCTTAATGACATTTTCTTTAGTCCGTTTCTTCTTGTCATCTTTTTGTTGTTTTTAGTTAATACTCTTTTCCTCACTCTGCTTTCTCTCGGACTTGTGACCGACATATATAAATATGGTAGCATTAAGGACAATTATGTGCGAGGGTCTTCCCACTCTCCGTCTGACTAATCTTCTCAACGCATTACGTTGGTCGGGGTCGTGACGTTCCTGTTCGCAGAGCCTTAGGTATCTAATCGGCGGTGGCTCAGTCGGCTAACCTTACTTTCTTCGGGTGCTTTCCGATTTCGAGTGCAAAGATAATGCATTATTTCATAAGTTGTATCGTTTTTGTTCATAATTTATGGTTAATTAAGGTATCAAGCATATAATTAAAGGTATATTAACACAAATACATAAGAAATTATGCGTATGTGCATATTTTCAGCCATTTATTTGGTGGTTTCAGATTAATTTGTTATCTTTGCAGCCACATAATTAATACAGATATGGCAAAAACAAGATTAAGAATAAAAGAACTCCTTAAAGAAAGAGGAATAACGCAGATAGAATTGGCGGATAGACTTGGTATAACTCCTATCACGCTAAACCAAGGTATGGCGAGGAATAATTTCAGCCTACAGAGACTGGAAGAGATAGCCACCGCCATTGGTTGTCGGGTGGTAGATTTGTTCGACAACTCATATACAATAACGTGTCCTGACTGCGGAAAAGAGATAAACATAGTGTTTAATATCAAAGGATTTGAGGGTTAATTAAGTACTCCAAATACCTATCAAAATCGGGTGTATGATACCATAAATCACGCACCCGAAATAACTGCGCTCATACCCTTTATATATATAAGGTAAAAATATAATTTATATTTCTTTACAAATTAACACAATATCGAATAATAATCAATGTAAAATATTATTCTTTGTTTTTACTGCAAAAACCGCTATTTATGTAAAATAATATTATCTTTAATCTTGGTATATATAGGCAAGGAATAAATTTTTACAGAAATCGGGATAATTAAATATACGCAACCAAATGGGCGTAAATCGTTAAATATCGGGCGATTTTAACCAAAAAACGAAATGTCGTTAACACGCTGCGCACAATCCTGCCGCAGGAGAGGGGAGAGGGGGACTATAGGGGGTAAGGGGAGAGGGAGAGGGGGTTATAGGGGGATGAAGCGTAAGGAAAACGGAAATAGGGAGAGTTAGCAGAAGAAGAGGAGAGAATGAGAGAGGGAATAACAAGGAGAGAACGAGGTGAAAAAAGGTGAAAATGCCTATGACCAATTATATCCACATAAATTTGTTGTGATTTTTTAACTAAATTAGTCGAGGTCTCGGAAAAACGTATTTTTTTATTCATTATCTTTGCCGCAGAAACCCGAAATTTGGGCAAAATTAATACGAATTATGTACAACATACTCAAATACATCAACACATTGGAGCGAGATTTCCAACCGCAAATGCCTCATATTCTTGGAGTTGCGAGTCTCGCACTTGGTGTTGGCTCGTCAATCCTTGGAGGAGTATCAAGCGCAAATGCAGCGAGAAGGGCAGAAAGACTGCGCCAAGAGCAAGATGCCAAAAATGCGGCTTGGTTCAATAGGAAATATAACGAGTCGTACATCGACACCGCTGCAGGGCGCAATGCTATTCGGCAGGCTCAAGACTTCGCCAAACGTCAAACTCAACGTGCAGAGGGAGCAGCAGCCGTGGCAGGTGGCACAGATGCCGCAGTGGCGCAGGCTAAGGAAGGTGCAAACAAAATGATTGGCGATACCATTGGCAACCTCGCTGCGCAAGACACTGCACGCAAGGAGAATGCAGAGGCAACGTATCAGCAGCAGCAGGAGAACTCAACCGCATGGCAAATGCAAAATCAGCAGATGAAGGCTAATGCCATTGCGCAGGCTGCCCAAGGTGCGTCAAATGCGTTGATACAAGGTGCAAGCCTACTCGGAGAGAGCAATGGAGGGGCAAAAATGCAGCCAAATACCACTTCAAGCATACCCGGGAGCGCAATCGCACCCACACAAGCGGAGCAGAACGCACTCAATAGCGCATTTGCAGACAAGGCAGCGGAGAACTTGAAGCAGGTTAACACCGATTATGCAGCGAAACACGGCTTGACATTGGACGAGGTGACACGTCCGAGCATAAAGGACGGACTCGTGCAGCGATGGCGCAAGTGAACGCAACACCAAGACCCCCGGGGGGCTTAGGTACTTCCGACGTGGGTTCACTCGTAGAACGCATACACACAAAAGCCGCGAGGCTGAGCATAAGCATTTTGGTTAGTTTCTTTTCATCGTCATGTTCGAAGAGTGAATCCACAAGGTGGTGGGGGTATAGGAACTCCTAAAAGGTACTACATAGTTACAGACACAAAATTTTTTCTTATGATACAGATACACAATGATTACATACCGTTCAGAGGTTACAAGGCGATGACATTGCTTTGTTTCATCTTTGTGAGAAGGGGTTTTGAGTTGAGTGACGATGATATTCGCCATGAGTTGATACATTGGGAGCAGCAGAGTGAGATGTTGATACTTCCGTTCTTCTTGTGGTATTTGATTGAATTTATTGTTAATCTCTTCAAGTTTAACGACTGGAGCAAGGCATATAGGAATATCTCTTTTGAGAGGGAGGCATACGACTTTGAGAAGGAGAAGGACTACTTGGCATTTAGAAAGAGATTTGCTTGGTTTAACTATTTAAGGAAATGATTATGGAAGGAATATATCACGATCCCGAGAATCCGCAGTTGGATGCAGTAGAGAGATACAGGCTGTTTCCGAAGCGTGAGACAGAGAAGAAGGATGAAGTATATGAGTTATACTTCTTGAAGAGTCAGCTGGTGGCGGATGTGCTGTTTCAGTTGAGGATAATAACCCGTGGAAGGAGGAAGGATGACAACCAGGACAACGGTTTGGAGTTGACCGACGATTTGCGGTATCAGTTTGAAAGATGGATTGACACCTACGTGTCGAGGTCGAAGAAGCCGTTGGCTCGTTATTTGGTTGAGGACAAGGTTCACGGAGTCACGAATGTAGTAAGCGACGGTGACGAGATAGTCATCAGGTTCAAGGTAGGTGACTGGTGGAATGACAACGTGTTGAACTTGCTTTTGTCGAAAGTTCACGACTATATAGTGACCGGTTTGATGTTTGAGTACCTTCTCCTTTACTTTGGTGCTGGTGATTCGATAGTCCAGAGCAAGGAGAAGAGTTTGGTCTTGCTTTTGGAAGAGATAAAGAATTTGATGTTGAGTTACAAGGCTGGAAGTGTTCAGAAGCAGTTTCATCCGTTTCCATGATTTAAAATTTATATGTTATGACGATAGACAGTGAGAAGATAAGGGACAAGGTCAATGATCAGTTGGCTAAGATTGGCAAGATGAGGACTGATGCTTCGTTTGTCGATATGATGGTAAGTTCCGGTCAGGTGAGTGTTGTTGACGAGTTTGTGAGGGAATCCTTGGTGAACGTTGTCAGCAAGGGTATGGGTGCTTTTGGCGGTCTTAATGCCGACGTTGGTTATGTTCATTCTATAACATCGAAGAATGATGGTTTGGATACTTTCTTGGAGTCTTATGTGATAAACTACTGCATTTGGTCTTTTTTGGCGATGTACGACATGGGTAATATCATTCAGCCATATACGGTAAAGGTTGACGCTTCGTTTACAACATTGTTGTTCCATGCTATGGACAAGGAAGTGCCGAGTGTAGATGTCAAGTTAAGTGGAACGAGCGGGAGTTGCGTATGATACCGGAGGTAGCAGAGCTTATAGCAGAGAATGACACGAGGAACGCAAGGATATTCTGCGACTACGACCCTATTAGCGGAGTTGGCTGTTACGACCCCTCTAATAGGGTTTTGGTTGAGATAAAGGACATTACTTTCAAGAAGATGTACGTCCCCAAGGAGTGCATGGAGTTTGAGATGTTCAGGGATGTGGCAAAGGCTGGAAGTGTGGAAAGGTATGTGACGAATATACTCAAGAGGGAATTCAACGATTCTTACAGGGATTTCGTGGAGAAAGCTATCTATAGGGTGAGAATGTCGGAAGACCCCGAGTTTGCCATTTACATAACCGACAAGATAGTACATAAAAAGACCGGTCAACTGGTGCCTTTCAAGCTTAACCATCCCCAGAGAAAGCTTTTGGCGAAGTTTGAGAGGATGAGGAAGAGGAGAGTCCCCATAAGAGTGGTTATCTTGAAGGCTCGCCAGTGGGGAGGCTCAACGTTTACCCAGCTTTACATGAAGTGGATGCAGGACTTCAAGCACCCCGACGGTTGGAGTTCGGTCATCTTGGCGCAGACCAACGGAACGTCGAAGAGAATCAAGGCTATGTATAGAATAGCTGTTGAAAAACAAGCCGGATGGACTCTTGACAAGGAGGGGGCGCGCTTCAAGATGAACCCTTTTGAAGGCTCTCTTAACGACTTTATAGTCACTGACGGTAAGGATGAGATAAGGAACTCCACCATTTCGATAGCTTCTTTTGAGAATTTTGAGTCACTTCGTGGCGCAAACTTCCACATGGCGCACTATTCGGAGGTTTCTTCTTGGAACAAGACCCCGGAGCATGACCCCGAGGCTGTTATTGCGGCTGTTTCGGGCGGTATCCTTGAAGATCCCGACAATATGGAGGTTTTCGAGAGCACGGGAAAGGGTATGAGCGGATTCTTCTACGAGCTTTGCCAGGATGCGATGAATAATGCGGAAAGTGCTTATGATTTCCTCTTTATTCCATTCTATGACATCGAAAATGACCGCATGGAAGTGGAGGACAAGGTGGAATTTGCCGAATGGCTGTGGATTCACAAGGATTCCCCCGAAAATCCGCCCGGATACAGGGAAAGCGGTCAGTTCTTCTGGCGGCTTTGGAAGCTTGGTGCGACCTTTGAGGCTATAAATTGGTACAGAAAGACGAGGAACAAGCACATGAGCCATGCCTCTATGGCTACGGAAGCCCCAATTGATCCTGTTGACGCGTTCAAGAACTCGGGCAAGATGGTGTTCGACCAGTATAATATCGACGAGATGCAGCGTCTTTACAAGAGAGAGCCGAAATATAGGGCAAATATCGTGCTTCCTGCGCAGACTCTCAAGAGCAAGAGGTACTATAAGGAGGCTAAAATCAAAATCGTCGATGAAGGAGGTCTTCTAAAGGTGTGGGAAGAGCCGAACAATGATATTCTGAAAGTGAAAAACAGGTATCTCGTTTCGGTGGATATTGGCGGAAGAAGCGTAAATTCAGACTATTCGGTGATGACTGTCATAGACAGGATGGGAATGATAGAGAATATCGGCGGTGTGCCAAGAGTGGTGGCAAGATGGAGAGGTCACGCAAGACACGACATCCTCGCCTGGCTCGCGGCTGCATTGGCTTGGTGGTATGACGGAGCTGAATTGGTGATAGAGTCGAACACAGCCGACAGAAACAGGAATTCCAATACCGAAGGAGACCACTTTGGCACTATCATTGAAGAGATTTCGGAGTATTACGACAATCTTTATATGAGAAGGGTCGGTCCTGAGAGTGTTCCCGACAAAGTTGAATTAAAGTGGGGATTTAACACAAATGTCTTGACCAAAGGTTGGTGTATAGACAACATGGTGGCAATGGTTGACGAGGCTCTTTGGGACGAGCCGGACTCTGAATGTTACAAGGAGATGAGAATATATGAGAGGAAAGACGACAACTCTACCGGTAACATCGAGGGAAAGAACAACCATGATGACGTCGTGATGTCAACGGCTATCGGTCTTTATGTCTCAATGAAGGAGATGGAAAGACCGGTGTTCTTGGAGATGAAGGCAAGGGCGAAGAAGAATGAGGTTCTGACCGAGGCTTCAATGTAGAAGAAAGGGAGGTTTTTAACCTCCCTTTTCTTATCTTAGCTTTGAAAGGTACTTGAACTGCCACCTTTCAGCGATTCCAGAGAAAGAGTCTGTCGGCAAAAGGTTTTCAAATATTATGTTATACTTGTAATATTTGAAGCCTCTTCCTCTTACGGAAATGACTTTCGCCCAGTTCTCGAGGTCATCTGACCCGAGGAGCCTCAGCCTTATCGCCGCTTGGCTGTTGCCTTTGCCTATATACCTTATCATCGTCGGGCATTTAAGGGCGTTCTGGTCGCCTATCTTCATCGGACGTGTTATTATGAAGGAATTGATTCTTCTTGCGTCGTCGTTGATGTTTTCCCTGTCGATTAATGAATAAGGGTAGTAGTTCTCGTCGGTGTCATGACAAAGGATGATATTGTCAGGATAGTCGTTTACGACGTTTGCCACCGGGTAGGAGAGGGTGGACAGTGCAAAAGCTCCGCTTTCTATGCTGAGGACAAAGCATTGCGGATAATCGGGGTTGGTTATCCACAACAGGTTATCTCTGTAATCGTAGGCTATCTTGCATTTCCTTATGAAATTAAGGAAGGAAATGTCCGGCTCGATGTTGGCATCCAGGTATAGGGATATTTCCTGCTGTGTCGGGTCATAGGTCTTTCCGCTTAACTGCGAAGATACACACGACACATCAGCTCCGTTTATCATCATAAGACCCTTCTCCGAGGTAAAGAATACGAGATTGTCCGTGGCGGTGATTGAGTCCTTGTTGTTGCAGACTTCCCTTGATATAGGGCTTGAAGCAGAGTATATTCCCTCGGAAGATGTCTGCAACATCCATATTCCGTCTGAGGTGAAGCAGAAGAGCGGGAACTGTCCGAACTGACCTTGTGATATTGCCCTTGTGTTTGAGACCACTCCGATGATAGTGCCGTTTCCTACGGTGTTCACTCCTTGTGCGTTAAAGACAAAGGGGTTGTTCACCTCGGATACCCATACCTCGTTGGAAAGGTTTTCTGGTTCTACGGATTCTTGGTAGAATGACTCTTCGATGATTCTTGTATAAGGTATGTCCTGCTCGTGCGTCCAATCGAGATTGTCGTCTGAACCGGGCAGTGTGTTCCTCATGTAATATGCGCCGTTAAGGAGCGGATGGGTCTTAAGGTCAAAGGAGCATTGCTTCTGTCCTACGTGGATTATTCCAAGCCATTCGGCGCTTACTTCCACACATCTGTCAACGTGGAAGGCTCTTGGGTCGGGATAGTAGAAGAAAATGGACGGGTTTTCTCTTGTCTTGTACTTGTTGATTACGACTTTCACACCCTCTTGGGTGTTTATTTGCACTCGGTCTATGATGTTGTATTCTATCGTTTGAAGCGGAAGGAATGAAGTTCCTCCCTTATAGAATCCGCGAGACACGTTAGACAAGTGCAGCCTTTTGTTATACATATATATGCTCTCTGCGGTAAGAGGGCAGTTGGAGAAATAATCGTCGTGGTCGAGCTGTTCCGCTGTCGTGATGTTCTCAAGGTCATGGTCTTTTATATACTTATTGGTCTCCTCCCATTGCCCCGTACCTTTTAGGCTTATCGAGAACAGTTTGTAAAAAACAGAAGACTCTGTTAATTCTCTAATTATTTGAGTATCTGATTTTACCTTGAAAGCATTGCGAAGTACATTGTTGTTGCTATTCGTGTCGTCGTATGAAATTTCTGAATATGTCATTCCGTAAGGAGTGAACCCTTCTGTAACATTTGAAAAGTTGGACGTTATCGAGTCTTGCTTTACTGGGGCATATTCTGTCAATACGGACGTGTCGTGAACATCCACCGGATTTGTTATGAATACCGATATGTCTTTTATTATATCGTTCCATTCTGACATATCCTGGTCATAATGAAAATACAGTGGATAGGCATCAATAGTACATATTAATTTACCTCCGTCTTTTGGTGTGTCAATAGAGAAGACATGATTGCCTCTAACGGTTGGCATAAGCAATGTCGGAGTAGAGTAAATTGTGTAACTCCCATCAAACATCTTTAAGGCGTATCTTACAAAGAAAGGATTGCAAAATTGTTTGTATTCAGCTGCCTTTTTCTTACATTTTGAATAAAGACCAATAAACAAGCTTTTTGCGTCTTCCTCTTTTTCATCTTCATATCTTGCAACGCAGTATCGTTTGTTATTGGTTGGGAGTACTGGGCAGTTATATGACAATATCCCGTCATATTTGGCTGTTTCTGCATGGTGCACATGAAGACTTGTCTTTGCTGTGCCTATGGAAGTGTTTTGACGAATTTCATTTGCAAGAACAAATTTAATCTCGGGCTTTGGCAGCTTGTTTCCTATGAACTTATAAGTCATAGAGTCCGGCTTCCAAAGAAAATATCTCAGTTCCTTGCCTTTGACATTGACAATAAGTGTGTTTCCTATCGAGGTTACTTGCGTTTCCTCGTCATAGTCGGCATAGTCTCCTATTGGAATGGTGTCGCCTCCCTCGGTGCAATAGACGAGGTTTCCATTGTCGTTCACTCCCACATAGTGCTTCTCCTTCGACACTTTATGAATGTGAAGGATATAGAACGAGCCAGTCTTGAAGATTTCAAGATTTCTCGGTGCTTGTATCGGTCGGTGCTCCCCGTCCCTGAATATCATGTTCCACTCGGCTGCAACAGCGTTGTCGGGGCAGATTGCGTCGGATGGCATGTTTGTCATGCCAAGCGACAAGTCGTTTGTGTTTTGCTTTGTTTCCATTCTATTTCATTTTTGGGATGGGCGGCAGACCAAGTTCGCGCAAGTCTTCCTTGATTGCCGGATGTGACATTTCGCTTGTCGGTACAGGAGTTTCTGAAATAGGTTCTTCCTTGACCTCCTTGTATTCGACGTAGTTCTCTATTGCCTCGGTGTTTACCTTTGGGATTTTTCGGTCGCGCAGAGCCTCCAAGTCCTTGATGTCGTTGGTGAATCTCTTGTCGCTGTCGAGGTCTTTCTCGGCGATAATCGAAAGCTTGCCCAAATCAATCATTGTCCTAAGATATGTTCTCGGGTCAATGTCTCTTATGGTCTCGAGCGTATCCATAATGTTTCTGACCTCTTTCTTGAAGAGGTGGCTGATTATGTCCTTTGTCGTGAGATCCTTTCCAAGTCCTCTTGGTGTTCTTGGAAGGTCGAGTTTCTGTGCGAGATACTCCTTCCTCTTGGTAGGAGTCATCTTCATTACTTTTCCATTCTTATCTATCATAAGTCTTTGTAAATTCAAATTTGTCTTGTGGTTCAAAATTCTCTATTTTCTTTCCGTCTTGATACCATTTGGGCGAGTTCTTGAAGAATCCGTCCTGCACGCATTGGAATATCTTCTGGAATGTGCGCCAGTTGACGAAGAACTCGGGAGCCGGCTCAAGTACGGCAAACTGCATGACGTAGAACAGCTTCTTCTTCTTGAATCCTCTTCTGTTCATCAGCTTGCACGTGGTGTCGAACAGTGAGGCGTATTGCCTTCGCTTGTTCTCGCCCATCTTCCTTACCTCGGAGAAGTCGCCCTTCATCATCTTGGATATTACTTGGAATGCTTGCTTTGGTGTGATGTAATAACGTGGTGCGGGGTGCTTTACAGTCATTTCGTATGCCTGTTTCTGTGTCATTCCCTTGTTTCCAACCTTGTCGTAGGTTGACATTAAGTCTTTTCTGAATTGTACTGATAGGTCATAATTTACCTTTGTCATTAATGTGTGTTTGTACTGCTACTTCTGCATCGCTGCAAAGATACAAAGATAAATCGAAAAAACGGAATTTTATAAAGCATATTTAATACATTTCACCATAACAAAGTCTAAGGCTCGGCAAAACGTATTAAAATAAGGTGTAACTTTGCACAAAAATAGACTTAGAAAATGAATATCGTAGAAACATTGGTTGCAATCTTGACCGCCATGGGCGGATGGGAATTGATTAAGTATCTGATTAACAGGAAATCAAATGCCAGAATATCAGAGGCTGAGGCTGACTCTGCCGAGTTTCATATACTGAAAGAGCAGATAGAGTTCTTACAAGAGCAGTTGAAACAGAAGGAAGAGAGGTTCGCCGAGCAGACGCAGATAGTCAGGAATCTCAACGGAGAGGTTATCGACCTTACAAAGAAGAACGGCGGTTTGGAGCTTGACCTGCAGAAGTACAGGTGCATTCGGGCGAAGTGCCAACAGAGAGAGCCGCAGAACGGATATTAATACTTTACTATATGAAATCATCTGAATTACTTATCAAGAAAATCAAGGAGTTTGAGGGTCTTTCGTTGAAGGCTTACAAACCAGTTCCAACTGAGAAGTTCTACACCATAGGCTACGGGCACTATGGAGCTGACGTAAAGAAGAACCAAGTCATTACAGAAAAGCAAGCCGAGGAATTGTTGAGGAATGACCTTGAGAAGTTTGAGGCTTACGTGAACAATCTCGATGTGTGCAAGAAGCAGTGTCAATTTGATGCGATCGTGGATTTTTCCTTTAATCTTGGCACAGCCGCATTGGGAAGAAGCACGCTCTTGAAATACATTCGCGCCGGCAAGCCCGAGCAGTATATAAGAGGCGAGTTTGCCAAATGGGTTAATTCGGGCGGTGTTCCGCTGAAAGGCTTGAAGGTGAGAAGACAGTGGGAAGCTGACAGATATTTTGGAAAGGAGGGATGACATGAGGAAGCTTATTATTTATCTTCTTATTGCATTGATGGTTCTTGCGATGTTCAGCTGCAAGGGTGTCGAGAGAGTTGTTGAAGTGCCCGTGACAAAGACAGAGTACAAGGACAGGGTCATGGAGAAGGTGGACTCCGTTTATATCCACGACAGTACATATATGTATGTCGGCGGTGACACTGTCTATGTTTACCAATACAGAAACGTTTATAGGGACAAGATTCATAGTGATACGGTTTCTGTGGTAAGGGTTGACAGCATCACAGTACCATATCCGGTAGAGCGCAATCTGACGTTTTTGGAGAAGGCGCAGATGAATATATCGAAAATTTTCTTTATTGTTTTTGGTTTTGTTGTACTATTCTGGTTAGCCAAGATTGTTTGGCACAGAATAAGAAGCAGGACTTAGTGGTAATTATGTGTGTAAATGAGAAGAGGGAGTTGTTAGCTCCCTCTTTTCTTTAGTCTTCGATTTGGTCGAGTATCTTAACCAAGTCAACTTTTAGTCTTACTGCTTGTTGCTCTAAAGTCTCACGGTCCGCTTCTGACAGATTCGGGTTATCCAATACCTTATTGATGTATTTGTTCACCTTGTCATACTCTCTGAAACGGCTCCATATTATCATTTCGCGAGAAGGTTTGTTCTGGTCGGTGTGACGCAAGAACTTTGCATGGTCGAGAGGCGAGGCGCTTTTACCCCATTCTTCTATATCATGCTTAAACTTCTCGTTCTTTTCTTGGTAGCTATAGAACTTGTTGAGCATTCTGTAATACTGCGTCTTTTCGGACGGTGTTTCAAGAATAGCCTTGACAACAGGAGTTTCTTTTGCACTAATTTTCTTGAAATCGAAATTTGAAACTTTCTTTCCAAGTGTTCTTAATCGGACTATATCCATAACTGCGCCGCCGCCATAGCCTTGAATAAAGGCATGCCATATAGCTGGGTTGTTCCATTTACCATCAAAACTACCCTTAACATGGTCTGAGCCTCCCGATACTTCGTTTATCCATTTGGAAATATTGACGAAAGGTTCAAATTCACCCTTGAAAGCCTTTGTGTATTCAGGTTCGTACTTGTTCCACTCACTATCCTTGTAGATAGGCTTGCCCGTCCAATCGGTGTTTGTGGCAATCTGAATTATCGGTTTTGCTGCGTCTGGAGTGAATACATTTAATAAGCTTTGTCCTTCGCCGAGGAAGTCAACTGGAAGAATCTGCGTAAGCTGTGAACCCATATCGAGTGCTATGTTCTTCTCTGATTTCAAATGCTCGTTGACAAGATAGCCAGCTGCAATATCGCCGATACCATAGAACGCCCTAAGCTCTATCGGGAGTGGAATCTTCAAGAATCTTCCGTTTCCAAGATAGAAGCAGAAGTTGTTCCTTCTCGTCCATTCGGGAAGATTTGCATACGGATCATCGTCTCCGTCTCCCGCCGCCTCTGTAAGAATCTGGTTGACTATTGGTATTATTATTCCAAGTGTTATAGGTATTCCCACTGTGAATGTCAACATCTTGGCTTTATAGTCTCTATAATTCTTTAAAAAGAGGTTAAGGGACTGTACACTTGCATTGAAGAACAGGTAGGCATTTTTTGTTAAATTAGCAAAACCTCCAACGAATTTCTCAAAGGAAGTTGCGTTTTGTGTTTTTCCAGTGTTTCCTGCTGCACCCTTTCTGTTAAAGTTCACAGACACCTCTTTCGCGTCATAGATTGATGTCATTACAGAACGCCCCATTTGTCTTGAAGTGACATAAGTCGCAAATCGGTTTACATTCTCGATACGTTCATTTGCAGCCTTTATGGCTTGTGGCAATGAATTTATCATCCTAATTGCCTTGCTTGGAATTGACAGTTGTTCATTATAGCTTGCAAGCTTTTTTTCAAGCTTTGCTATATCATGTTGGTTTACAAATCCGGTCTTTCCTCCGTACTTCATGAACTCACTAAAGTACTGTTCCATTTCATTTCTTGGTGCTATACCTTTGTCGTAGTTCCATTTTAGTTTGGCATACTTGCCGATATCCTTTGTAAGCAACGATGCCTGGTTCTTCAAGAACTTTGCGTAGTACTCTCCACCTTCCTTGACAGCAATGTTGTTATTTGCAAAGCCAGTATCACGAAGAAGGTTAGTTACCATAAAAGTGGGATTGTACGACGTAAATGCCGCAGCCATTATTCTGTTCAATTTACCAAAGAATTTGTCCAATCCAAACTCCTTGTTGACAGTTGGCGCAAGGTCTCCACGCAGAGCCTGTGCGGGTCTTGGGTTGCCGTTGAAGACAATCATCTTTGTCCTACCGTTAATCATAAGCGGAACAATATGCTCGTACTTATGGTTGTCAGAAGAGAAACGATGTCTGAACGAGGCTTCGCTCTTTACCTTTGAAGCCTTGCCAAGTCCTTCCATAATCCTCATCTTGTCCTTGAACTTTTCGATTTCGTCCCTTATCTCTTCGGCAGTCATGTCATCTGTGATGTCGGGAGTAAACACAGTATCATTTCCGTTTGCATCAAGTCCTACCCAAAGGTCTGTGACTATTGCAGGAGGAACAGATGTAGGATTATCCTTTAGCCAAGTGTTTACAAGTCGGTATGCTCGCTGCTTGTTCTGGTTTCTCAGACCTCTTGCGATGGCATTGAGAGCCATGTTTGCGGCGGTGGCAAGCGGACTGCCAGCCCTTGACGAACGACCCTTAGCGTGAACAAGTGATTTCGCCCCAGTGCCTTTTGAATATGTCATGTATTCATATACATCTTCCATCGTTGTTTCATCAAATCCACGAAGAGGAATGTAATATCTGAACATATTCTTTGCACGATTGTAGCCTTCCTTAGTCACAAGTCCGTTCTTGTAGTCTTCATCAAGCGCGAATTGTGAAACGGCTTGAACGGCTTGCATCAGATTGTCTGCCATATCGCTGCCTATCATATCGTCATAGGATTGCACTTGGTCGATAATGGCTGCGTCCTCGTAATTATTTCCTGAGAAAAATTCCTTCAATGCAGTAAGTCCCGACTTGTCTTGCTTGTCGGCTTCGAAGTTTGCGTGCTGATTGATGAAGTCGTCAATGTTCTTGTAAGCCTCAGAGAGAGATTTTATTCCTAACTCGTATGCTTCAAGTTCGATGTTCTTGATGGAATTGAAATCTGACATCACATCATTGAGATACTGCAAGTGTGCTTCATTGAGAGCTATTTTAAGCTGCTTGTCTCTTTCAGCCTCATCAATGTTTCCGTTGGTGTATTCATACCATATACTTTGATACATGCTTGTGTATATCAACTGACCTTCTGGAGTCAACTGACCGTCGTTCTCAATCTTTCTGCTTGCCTCGGCGGCGAACCAGTCGCGCATAAAGAGTACACGGTTTCTTTCAAGTCCGTGCTTCATCATGAGATAGTTCTCGATATTCCTTATTCCCTCTTCGCCTTCGCCGAACTCCGGTTGCAGTTTCTTGATAATATCCTGCAACAGTTTAAGCTGCATTCTCATATAGTCGGACTGCTGCTGCTCGATTGCTGACGTTAGGGCATTCTCTCCGATGAGCGCGTTCTGATTATCCATAAGACCGTTCTTCAAGCCTTTCGCCATTTCGTTTTGGAATACCTGGTAGGCTTGCATATAGTCTATGAAGGCTTCCTTCCAATAGAACGAATTATTCCTTAGGTTCTGTTCTATTGCGTCGTAAGTGGCACTATCAACATAGTTGCCATTTCTGAAAGCATACTTAGGCTCGCCAAGGTGGTCTTGCTCTTCTACCTTTTGTTCGGGCAGTCCGAGTTTGTCAAGTTTGGCAAGCAGTGCGTTTCTCTTGATGCTTGACATCACATCAGAACGTTTAAGCTGGTTCTTTGAGAGCCACAGCCAATAGCGCGCGTCTTTTAGGTTTGGCTTGATGATAAAGCCGAGAGTGCGAAGAGCCTCAGTAAGGTAGTGCTTGACATTCTGCCATAGTGAAGCAGACTTTGCATCCCACACCATGTTTTCGGCTTGCTCTGCGAGATATTCATCCATTGCGGTGTACATCTGCCATCCGTTACGACGTGCAGCCTCGTTGATCTTGTTCTTCTCGTCTTGGGGAAGATTGTCGTAAACGGCATTCATTATCTTGTAGTAGTTCTGCTTGCCGAGAAGACCACGAAGACCCTTGTGACCGATAACCTCGTGGGCGACTGTGCGCTGAACATCGAATGGTGAGGTGTTGTTATCAAGGACGATTGTTACTTCTCCTGTGCGCGTGTCGTAATATCCCTTAGAGTTCTTCGCTCCTTCGGGTGCTTCCTCTGCGGAGATAACCTTTATAGGGGTGTTGATGGATTCCGCAAGTGAGGTGGCAGCATCTCTCATGCGCGATTTTTCCTCTTCGCTCGTTTCTGGCTTCTGCATTGAATCAGTAACCTTGCGATAGCGGAGGGAATTATCGGTTTCAAGTCCGGCTGCGAGTGCTTCCTCGATTTGTGCATTCTTATTCACTCCCTTTTCGGGTTCGGATATTGAGACACCTTTCTTCTTCAGTTCTGCACGGAGTTTGGGAGTTACTACGTTTTCGGGTATTGTTATGTCTGTATCCGAAAGCATTTCGGAAATCCTATCCGCAATCTCTGATTCTGGAACAACACGTACCACCTTATTATATCTTGAAAGGATAACCTTTCGTGGATTGCCAAGTTTGGCGAGTTTTCCGCTAACACTTCCGCTCTTCCATTCAACTTCTCCGACTGAATCTTTTGCATATTGCGCCTTATATCCGCTTGTGAGTTCGCTTTCTGGCACTTCTACCTCGACTGTCACAAGGTTGGGGCGAATCCATGCAGATTTGAATTGATCGTTGAGTGGTGAGCGAGAGGTATGCCAATAAGGATTGTATGCAGCCTTAACGTCTGTAGCCTTCTTTCCCGTAGCATCCTTTCCTCCCTTGTCAAGTTTGAACACATACTTGGGCGTTCCGTCCTTATATGTCCCGTCTTGAATGATGAGTTCGGGATGTTCGTCTGCTTGATACCAAGTTCCGGGCTTTGTCGGCTCGACAAGTGAGCCTCCCACTTTTGCAGCCATAGGAGGATATAGTTTTCCGTCGATGACTTGCATTGCGCGATATACCTTAACGGTGGGTTCGGAGTTCAGCTTGTCGAGAATGGCTTTATCATCAACCTCGCTTGCAAGAGAGTAGTCGAGTTTATTTGCCAAGCCTTCAATATGGTCAAAAATCCACTTTCTTTTATCTCTCCAATTTCTGTCGAATGAAGGATTGTAGTTTTCTATCAATGTCTGTACTGACTTGCCCGTCGCATTGAGTGCATTTCCTTTTTCTTCATTTACAGGGAGTCCGATTATGCGTTTTATGCAGTCGATTATTCTTTGCAGCATGGATTTTTTGTTATACTGCAAATTCGATAATACTTCTCTAAACTCGTTGTCGGTAAGTTCAGAGACCATTTCATGAACAGACTTCGTTCCATAGAAAGGAATATCATTTTTATTTCTTGGCATTTCTTTCTTTAGTGCTTTGAATATCTTGTTCAGCTCACTTACAGCCTCACGTTGTGCGCTATTCAAGCTACCCCTGAATACAACCGAATTGTATGCGTCGATTGTTGACTGCAATTCCTGGTGTAGGAGTTCGTGAATAATGACTGTTGCTTTATCGGCATCATCAACATCCCTTGCGAAATAATCGAGGCTATACGACACAGTTCTGTCGAAAATGCTTGTCTCACCTTTTGCCTTGCCAAGTGAGTGTTCAAATCGAATATCTATACCAAGATGTTCTATGTCATCCATCAGTTTTTCGAATAAGGCAATGTAGTCTTTGTTATTGGTGAAATCACGAAGCATTTTGGAAAGATTATCTCTGCTAATCCTTCCATCTTTGCCTATGCCATACTTGTCTCTTAACTCTATGGTACGACTTATTCTTTTCTTGTCCTCAGCTTCTGCTGCGGCAAGCAATTCGTCTAATCTTCGGGATTTGTCATTTTCGTGCTGAAGTTCTTGCCCTCCTTGCAGAGTTTTATCAGACACAGTATCGCTATTCCTATAAACATCAGCATTTCTGTGATTTTCCCCTTCATCCAACAAAGCATTTTTTTCATTACGTAGCCTTTCTATATATTCTTTAAGTCCAACAACATATACGCCATTCCTGTTAATATATGAATATCTGGGTAGCACTTTAAGTTGTTGTGCGTTATACCCCTTCATAATATCAAAACGTTCATTCGTGTCGTTTATTGTGCTGTCCTCAGAATATTTTTTGCCAACGGAATTATAGTCTTGCTGCGAGTTCTCGTCCGAATTTATGTAGCCTCCACCTAAGAATGTCCTTGCTGCAACTTCTGAGGGGAATACAAATCCACCTGCATATCTGCTCCAGTAGCCACCATTGGCTTTTGCCGAACTTCTTGCAGAATTGTATTCATCATCGGTAAGTACTACGCCGCTGTTCTTTGATACGACGTGCATATCCTCGCCAGTTCGGGTGTTCTTCTTTACCTCGTACTTGAATTGCTCGGCAATGGGTTTCTTCGGTGCTCCATCTTTGATATTCTTTGCTACGAAGTCGTCCATCTCTTCCTCGCTCATGTCCGCAAGTTTTAGAGCCATCTTCTTGATAGTCTCGTATGTTGTAATGATGCGAGTAAGCCTTGATGGTGTTCCCTGGATTATCCTATTTGCCCTTGCATATTGTACTGCAACAAGTGATTTTAACATATCACCCTTTAGGTTAAGATAGTCTAATCCTACCCCAGAGATAAGAATGCCAGTAGGTGTGAACTCAACACTAAAATCATCACCATATTCATCTTTAAATTCTTTGATGATAGGCATTACCTTTTTGTCATTCTTGGTCTTCTGGTCGATTGTCCTTGCGGGCATAGTGATACCTCGCAAGTCTTCGAAGAAATCCTCAATCTTGTCATAGTTGTTGGGGAGTTCAATTTGCGTTGCGTTTTCTAATGCTTCATTACGCATTTGCTCGTTTGAAATCTTATCTATAACAACTACACGACAAGCGACTTGTGTTCCTGCATTTTGGAATGTGATATTCGGGAGTTGAATTTCACCTACTAATGCAGCTGATTTCTCTGTTTGAATCCACTTATCGAATTTTGCATCGGCAGAACCTCTTGGGATAATTGCTACTATTCGTCCTCCCTCAGATAGATGCTTGAACGCTTTCGCAACATGGTCGATAGCCAAACGACCAGCCGTTCCAAAAGGAGGATTCATAAGAACAACATCGTGCTTGTTGATGATGTTATAGTTCTCAAAGATGTCATTCTCAAACTTTCTTCCTATACCACCGGCTAATACTTGCAATCTACCAAATAGAGCAGTTGACGGTTCTACAGAAGTGAGCTGATTGGAGGCTGGTACATATCTTGCAATAGCTCCGTGTCCTGCGCTTGGTTCCAGTACTGATTCTCCTTCTGATAGATTCGCCCATTTAACCATCATAAAGCCTAATGGCTCTGGTGTTGGGTAATAGTCCTTACCCTCGCGATTGTCTCGTCTTCCGCTTGTTTTCGCATTGCCATAGAAGTCAAGTATAGACTTGTCAAACGGATCGGTTTGGTCTTGATTGATAGCTTCGTCCATTTCTTTTCCGCCTGTTCCTTGTGTATCAAGCGGTATATCTCCACTATGTTCAATGACTGCCCTTGCAAACGATTCGCGCAGATTGCGAGCCTTTGAGCCAAGTGCAAGGTTTTCGGTAGTTCCTACTTGTGCATTAAACCGCTGTCCCCAAGTGATAAGCTCTTCGTCGAGACCTAATAGAGGATATTCGAATATAGCATTTGACTTGTTGCCAATGCGATAAATACGACCTTCAATCTGCAATGCAGTGATAGGGCTTTGTGGCATTGCAAGAGAAATCAGTACTCGTTGATTTTCTCCTGTGACATCATGTAGAGATATACCTTCCTTTCCCGATGCTTCTTGAATAACAATAATCTTCTTCGGTGAAGAATCTCTGTTAAATTCCTCAACAGCGGCATTCTTCTGCTTTGTTGTTTCCTTTCCGCTAAAGAAGAGAACTGAATCATCCCCAAATTCCTCTAAAATCTGTACACGCGGAACGCGAAGGTCAAGCGTCTTTTCCCATTCAAGCATGTGCGCAAAACGCTGTTCATAGTCAGCTATTGCATCTTTTGCTTCGTTTTTCTCTTTTGAGCTTGACATCCCATCTAAAAGGATTCTGGCTTTGTTGAGTATTTCTTGGAATGGAGGTGTAATGGGTCTTGCAGATTCCATTCTTCTATGGAACAATACAACTTTTCGCCCAGCATTAATATGCTCTCTTATTCTCGGCAAGATACATGATGCTTTCATAGCCTCGAACAGAACAGAAGTGTATTGATAGTTGGTCATTACTTCATAGAAAGCCTTGTGTATGACGCCTTCCATCTTTTTTATTTCCTCAAATGCAGTATTTAACTCATCAGCCTTTTCAAAAGTTACAGTTGGGAAATCTCGAGAGTAGTCATACTCGCTATCAATTACTCGTCCACTCATAGTACCGAGTTGATTTTGCAAGTAGTCAGAGAAAGCAACTTCCTGTGCTGCTACTGCTTCCGGGTTGGTTGTCCTTGACTCAAGGCGGTTGTTTCTCCATCTGTATGCTGAGCCAAAGTTTGTAAGATAGAACTGACTTCGTCTTCCAATTCTGCCTTCTGTCTGTGGATATTGGAAGATATAACCTTCTGCATATCCGAGATTCTCCTTTGTGTTGAAAGGAGTCGCAGACAGAAATACCACCTTAGTTTTCTTGACGCTTTCCTTTGCTTGTTTTTCAAGCTGAGGCTTAACCTCGTCGTTGTATTTTTTGACGAGATTGTCATATTTCTCTTTGATAGCCTTGAGATTTGGATAGCCTTCATGTTTGCTAATGTGTTCTGTAAGCATGGGGAGATAGAATTTTGCATCAGCTTCGTCTTGGAACTTTTCTTTCTCCTTGTCATATTCAGAATCATATTGCTTTCGTGTCTTCTGTATCTCTTGGTATGTTTGATTTACAGTTTGCAATCTGACAAATGCCCACTGTTCGTCTTTGTTGGTGAGCATATAGTGCTGCTTAGAGCCTTCTGTCTCGCCGCCTTTTTTGTTTTCAAGAAGACGGTGGCTCTCGTCGTAGATAACAAGGTCAAACTCATCTTCAAGCAGTGCCTGGTTTTGTCGGAAGTTGGCATAAGTGGTAACAACAACACCTTCGGCTTTTGAAGTTGTTGCTGTGGTTTTATGAGCCTTTGCCCACTCTTCAAGATTATGCGCCTTTATGTTTAGATTTGCAGCATCGAGAACCCAGTCCTTTACCTTTGTGGATGATGGTGTAAGGATTAAGACTCTTCCTTTTCCTTGCTTTATGAAACGTTTTACGATACCAAGACCCGTATAAGTCTTGCCAGTTCCTGTTCCATTGGTAAACATGTAGCCCTTTCCATAAGCGTGGTCATAATCATTATGGCTCTCGTCGAAGAGCTGCATTTCAGCCCTATATACATCATCTTGCTGTAACGGCAGTAGATAAGGAAGGGTTTCTGCAATATTGTTTTTGTCCGCAATCTTAACCTCTACAGACTCAGCATCGAGCTGCTTTTTCTTTTTCTCTTCCAAGGTTAGGCGAACAGCTTCTTTCAGTTTGTTTTTCTGAATTATCTTCGACCATTCAGAAATGGTGTGCACCTCGTCACCAATGGGGAGGTTGCAGTGCCACATTTCATTTATGAACTCGTCAATCTCTGCATCGGTAATCTCAATATCGTGCATGGCAGGGGTAAGCATATCTTTCATAATGCGCGACCACTCCGATAATGAAGTATGTCCTTTGCGCAAAATAAGATAGCCTACCTTTGCCCCTTGATAAATAAGTCTGCCCCAAGCTTCGATTTTCTCGGAGTTAATCGTAATACCGGGAATGATAGACGAATTTATATTCCCGTTCTTCTTGTCCTTTATGTTGCGATATTCGGCGAGAAGATTCTTAAACTCGTCAATCTCGCTTTGGAGTTGACTGTCTATGTTCTCGCTATTGAGTTGAGCATTTCCTGCAGCTCCGTCTCGGTTGGCTCTATCTGCCCTTCGTCTATTAGCGTCAGTATTCTTGCGGCTTCGTCCTTTTCCTCCTTGCTGAGGTACATTATGTCCATCGCCGTTATCAATACCGCTTCCTGTGGGTCTGTCACTTCCGGTATCAGGTCCGCCCACTGGTTGTTCGTCTCCAGGAACTTGCTTATCGCCTTCCTTTCCAGGGTCATCAGAAGGGCGTCCCTTACCATCCTCACTACGTAGTAGTTGTTCTCCACTTTGATTTGGATCTGTTTGTCCACTACCTTCTGTGTCCAATCGTGAATCTCCGAGTCCGCTGTGTTTTCTTTCAGTTCGTCGTCCTTTACCGCCTCCGCTATTGGTTTCATCCAACTGTGAGGTGTCTCCTGCTTCATTATCTGCAGGACTGCTTCCTGTGTTATGTTCAGCATTTTTGTAAGTTATAAAATAAGATAATCTTGTAACCCAACTTTTTTGCCCCTTTATGTAGGCAAGTGCATTGGCTTTATTAACATCGTCAGTCTGAGCATTTTTTATTTGCTCTTCCGTCAAGAGAGGATGTGAGAAAACGTATTCCATTTTCTCATTTTCGTCCATTTCATCCCAAGTCTTTTCTTTGGGATTTTCATTGTTTTGTTCTGCCTCGGAGCTGGAGCTGTTTTTATCGTTGAGCCAATTCTCGAAGGCAATAGCTGCGTCGGCAGTAAAGAAGAATGCACAAGGTGTCTCTCCTTCAAATCCTTTTTCTTTGTATTCAACACCCTTGTTGTATTCATCAAGAAGATTGCTAAATTCTTCTGCATCTTGGCTTTGGGCATTATACACCCAATAACCTTTTTCATTTTCTCCGTATTCTTCTGCTGACTGGTATGTTATATTGGAAGCCTTACCATCGACAGTTATTTTTACATCAAGAGTATCGTAGTTAAAGCCAACAACCTCAACCTTGTGTTTTGATTCCTTAGCAAACTTCTCTGCGTCGGCAAGTACCAGATCTGCTGTAAGTCGTATAGGGTCGAAGGCTTCTTTTTCCTCATAAGTCATGTCCTCCCATTTCTTAGACTTGCCTTCTTGTTGACCTTTATCGGTTTTTTTATCAGTTTTTTGCTGATTTTCTTGTGAGGTTGGAGAGTTTGTTGTATCTTTGCCCTCAGAAACAGTGTCTTGCTGAGTAGCAGTGTCATTCAGCTTGCCGTTATTAACGGTTTCGTCAGTGTCTGTCGTATTGTCGGAGGCACTGTTTTTCTTTTGTGGCTCGTTATTCTTACCTACTCCTTGTGTACCTCCTGGTACTTCTTCATTCTGATTATCGCCCTCGCTGCCAGTTCCTGTTTCTGCTGCGGGGTTTTCGCGTTGTCCACCTCCTGTTTCGTTATCAGTCGGTGACTGAGGCAGAACCGTAGTGCTGTCTGCCAATCCGTTGTCTTGTTGTCTTTCTGTTCCATTTTGTTGTTCGTTTTGGGGTGTGAAATAATCTTCGGGCAGTGACTCGTAGTATTCGGCTACCATTTGGTCGTACTGCTCGGGTGCAAAGTTACTAATTCTTCTCCAAATATTCGGCATTTCTTGCTCTTCAAATGCTAAATAATCTGAATATGACATTCCGTAAGCCTCTTGGTAGAAGTCCTCGCGCTGCTGTTCGCGTACACGGGCATACTCTTGTTCCTCTGCGGTCATGTCACGACCAAGAGACTTGCGTGACGATGCGTTTTTGAGAGCCTCGATGATATAGTTGCGTGCCTCCATATCGTCGCCCTTGAAGAACATACCTCCGTAGTTGTCGTTGTCGTATTGCACAAGCTGTTCTGCAAGTCTTGCAATCGTTGCGCCATCGTTGGAGAGCATACCGGGATATTGCTTGCGCGCGTCGGCGGCGGTGAGACCAGTCTCGCGATAGAAATCTTCGGGTTGAATCTTTGCGTTCTTGACAAATTCGCCCGCAATCTGTTCGGGAGAGGTTGCTCCTTCGGGTGTTTGTCTTGCATATTCAAGACGTGCGGTTGTCCCGCTGAGTTCGTCTTGGGCAGCCTTGACTTCCTCGGGAGTGGTATGTGTCTGCTGCTGGATATAGTTTTGCACGGAGTTCCAGTAGTCAAGTTTCTGCTTGGCTTCATCCACTTGGCTCTGCCATGCGTCTTTGGCTTGGAGATAGGCATTTTTGTCAGTGCCAATCTTAGGCTTTTTCTTGTTTATCTTGTCGTATTCCTTTGATGATTCGTTGATGTTGTTCTGAACAAAGTCCATTATCTCTTCGTCATCGAGTGTCCCGTTGTAGAGGTCATTAATGGTAGCCTCAATCGGTGCTTTGTGATACAACAAGTTGCCCTTCTCGTCAGTGGGGATAGCTGGCTCTTGCTCTGGCTCTTGTCCTTGCTGCTCGTTGGTGTTGGCAGGCTGAGTGGCAGGTTGTGGCGCAGTAAGACTATTACCCTGCTGTGCTTCGGGGGCTTGCGACTCCATATCGGAGTCATTGTATTCGGGAGCCTTATACTCTGTTGCCTGAATCTGAGCTGTCACTGCCTCTTGGGTTTGGGTTAAGAGTTGATTCTTATACTCGTCGGCATTATATGTTCCAGCAACTGTCAAGCCTTGTGTGTCGGGTCGCTGAATGAAATTGCCTTGTTCGTCACGGAGTACAATAAGTCCGTCAGATTGTATAACACTACCTGCATCTGTTGGTATTATTGATATATCGCCGCTGACAACATACATCGGCACTCCCGTTTGGTCTTGCACTTGAATTACAGCAGGAGACTTTGCGCCATTGAGTGTTCCGGCAAAGGTGACTTGCTGGACTTTTTGATTGACTTGCTCTTCTATCTTCTGACCTGTAACCTCAATGAACTTGTCTTTCTGCGCTCCAGAATTGCAGAGTTCGGCAAAGGCTGCAATGACCTCATCTGAATATTCGTTTGCGACAAGCCAGTCGAAAATATCATTGGAGGTCTTGCCTTGTTCGTACAAGTCCTTTATGGATGACTGTAAATCGGGATCTGCAACTTGATTCCATTGCGATATGGCATTTGCCTCTCGTTCATTAACAACGTCAATGGTTGCTTGGTCTCCGACTGGAGTTCCTTCTGCAAGGTCTGCTCCGTCTTGCGCGTCCTTTTCCTCATGTATCTCATTTTCGGGATAAACGAGCTGAGAAGCAAATTGCACCATCTTGTCGATGGCAAATTGTTCATCTTCGGTGCGCTTTAGTGGATTCTTGCGCAGTATGGGTTTTATGTCGTCGAGGGTAATGCCAATGTTTGACAACATGTCATTCATCTGCTGACGGAGAGAACCATCTGTATCTTTTACGAATATTGAACTGTATATGTTCTTTGCTTCGTTATCCATACGTTGGAGGTCGAGGTTTTCCTTGTAGGCATTGGCTCTTTCTTCGCTCATGAACTTCTTTCGCTCTATGAGATTGCCATTCTCATCATAGGAAATCACGGCGAATGGCTCAACGCCCGATTGAGCATTGATGTTAGTTACGACATTCCTGTATGGTATAGGCGGTGTGGTATCGTCTTTCATCTGAGCGTTAAGACCGAGATTGAAGCCGCGAACTTTTATGAGTCGGTCGATGTACATAAGCGCATCTTTGCTTTGCTGTTCAGACAAATCCGGGTGATTATTGATAAATCCAATCATTGCGCCCATATTTGCATTGTCTGTATTGTCGATTGCGTCTTTCAAGTCGCCTTCCCAATAATCTCCGAAAGACATTGAAGCCGCTGCATCAGCCTTGTTTAACTGGCTGTTCAACATATTGTACCTTAATCTTCGTGCAGACTTGTTTACAAGGTGACCTCCGAGACCTACTGCGCCCATCATGCCGATGCTCAATGCCATACCTCCGAGAATATCCCCATGTGTTTGCGGGTCGAGAAGGTCGGACATAGAATTGTCTCCTACGATAACAGCATTTAGCGGGATGTTGAGATATTCTTCAACAACCTCACCCGGGTAGCCTTGTATTCCAGCGCGGTTTGACATTTTTGTAACCATCTTATACCAATCCTTGCTTGTCATGTTGTTAAGGAATCGGCTTGCATTTCCCAATCCTGCCTTGGCGAACATCTTTGAGACGTTAATGTTGGGTAGATGGGTTCCGAACTTCTCCGTAAGATTTTCAGTCATTGCAGCGTTTATTCCGTGTGCTGTGGCTGATAACATGCTTTCCCCGCCTTCAAACTTGAAATCGCCGTTTTCGTCAACATAGAGGTCTCCTTGGTGGCGTTTGAGAATATCTGCGGTTGTCTTGCCAGCTTGTATAGATGTTGCCATTGCGTATGAACTTGCCAAGTCGCCTATCAGTACACCAGTGTTTTTGAGAGTGGCTGCAGCAATGTTTCGTCCTCCTTTCTCTGCGATTGCCTTGCCGAGTCTTGTTGTGAAGAATTTGGCGGCTGCGTTAAGACCCTGCCTTGCTCCCCACTTTGTTATCCCGGAATATCCCCCTGTCAATATGAAGTCAAGCATATAAGGAAGTGATTCGCCTCCAATCTTGGTATATCTGTAAACATTGCCCATCTGCTCGTCTTCGAGAGCCATTGCACTGTGAGCTCCAATCTGGCTGTTGGCGAAAGAGACTTCTTCATTGGTAAGTGCCTCTTTTCTGTTCAGCTTACTATTTATTTCTTCCATCTTGCCCATGGCTGCGAGGTCTGACACTCCAAAATCCCAAGTCTTAGGGTTGAAAACTGTGTTTGAAAGGGAACGGAAGAAGCCGCCTAAAGCCAAGTCGTCCTTGTCTCTTATTGCTTCAAGACTTCTTATCTCTTGTTCAAGGTTGTTGAGTTCAAGGCGAATATCTTTTCTTTCTGTGTCAACATAGCCGAAACGAGCTTGGTACAACTGAGTACCCAAGCCTCCTTTAAGTTTCTTTTCAAGCTCTGCGGCACGCTTCTTTGCGTCGTAAATCTTCTCTTCAATGGTTTTATCGTGCAGACCAAGTTCACGCAAGCGTGCATCTTGCTCCACCTGACGCTGATAGGCTGCGCGAACGTTATCAGCTTCCATTCCTTTAATCGGCATTCCTTGGTCGTTGAGCAGAGGCAGGTTGTTCTCGTCACGCGCTACTGTGGGAGCAACACCGAAGTTGAGCATTGAGAATCCTTTACCCTCATTACCTGTTGGCGTAAAGATGTCAATCTCTTGCTGATTCTTCACGTTAAATTCATCGACAAGCGGCTGTCCTGTGTAAGAAGCATAGTCCAATTGGTCTTGCATCTGTCTTTGTGCGCTTCTTATCCTTTTTTGAGCGTTGAGTTGTCTCTCGTCCCTGTCTTGATTTGAACCGTCAGCCTTTCTTCTATTAAGAGCATCGAGAGCCGCCTGTATGTTATTCTTAGCATTCACTTCTGAGGCTGATAACTGTCGAGGCGCGCCGAATGTCTGCAAGCCTTTTGGGTTTACCATTTCGGCATTGCCCCAATCGGCGGGCAGATTACCGCTTGACATTGGCGTTTGGAGCGCAGGGCTCTCAACTTGCTTCTGCTTGGTGGTCTGCTTTTCCATGTTCCATGCGCGGAGTCCGTCTTTTTGGGCTTCACCGAACATGGTTGCAGGAATGTCGTAATTCTTGCCCGTGGAGTCATCGACCATTCTTATTTTATACTTGCCGTAGGCATTTGGGTTTTTGTTGAACTCTGATATGTCAACAAACTCCTGCTTCCCGGACTGAGAAATTAAATTAAGAAACTTTGGCATATATCTTATATTTTAATTACGTTCGTATTTTGAATATTTATCGCCTAATGACTGAGGCTTTGCTTGCTGTTGTTTCGGTTGGGATTTCTTTCTTAGGTCTTGCTTTCTTACAACCTTTGCTTGTTTTCCGTCACTACGAACAGCGCCCATGGTTTGCATCCAGTCGGAATAAGTCTTAGACCAAGAAGCCGACTTGACGAGCTCGTCCATCTTCTTGAAATTGGCTTCGCCTTCGCTTGTGTTTGTGTCCAAGTTCAAGTTTGAAAGCGAGATGTTAACACCTTTACTGTCTTTAATTGGTTTGACAATCTTCTCGTCAACAAGTGCTTTGTATATTCTTGGGAGGTAGTTCTTGTACTTCTTTTCGTTGACAATCCAAGACACATCGACTCCATTCTCGTTCTCGTAATGGGGCATAAAGGCATATCCTTTAGGTGCTCCTCCAAATGCGCTCTTCTCCCAGTTGAATCTTTCTCTTGCCAACCCAATACGTTGTGATTCAAGACCGAGTCCTTTTGCACGTAAGCCTTCTGCAGCTTTGTTGTGCCTTTGCGCTTCGCCTTGAGCCGCAAGTTTAAGTGCGAGGTCGTTCTTGTCCTTTTCCTGGTTATACGCAAACTTGCCGAGATTAAACTGCTTGTTCCAATCATCATTGGCTCTTTGTCTGTCAAGTTCGGCTGCTCTCATTCCGAGCATAGAGTTCTTGTAGTTTTGGTCGGCATCGAGCTTGGCTTGATCCATTGCGCCCTTTAGTGCGGCAGCACGCTGCGCGCGTATCTCGTTACGTTTTCTTAGGTATTGCTGCTCTTGCTCCACGACTGGAGAGGTAAACTGCTGAGGTGTCGCGCCCCTTGTGGTGTTGTATATGTTGCCGAGGTGACGGAGGGCATCTGACAGAAGAAGGAGCCGCTTCTTGGATTCATTGTTCTTATAAAGCTTCTTTTCCTCTTCTGATGGGGCAAGAAGATAGTCGAACACTGACTGCGTGGGATTAGTGGCTGACGGTGTGTAGCCTTGTGACAAAGGTGCAGCTGATACGGTCTTCTGCGTTTGGACGGCGGTTTCGGGCACAGCCGGCTTTGAGGCAAAGTAGTTTTGCTTCAAAGTTGGCGTTAACTGCTGTGTCATCTGCTGCGCCATTGGTTGAAGTCCCAGGGGCGACTGTGTTTGCAGTTGTGGCTGTATGGGGTTTTGCAGTTTGAGGTCTTGCCTCAGTATAGGGTTCAGACCGCCGCCACCGGGCAGTACACTCCCTTTTTCGTATATATTACTGTTAGGCATATCTTCTCGTACTTATTATAGTGTAAAAATAGGCGGTGAAGAGGCAGTAGATATGAATCAGCATATTCATGTGCGGAAGAAGACCGAACAAGATTGTGAGAGGCAATACCCTGCGGCACATTTCACCAAAACGGTTAAGCCTTGCCCAAGTGATGCCTATATGGGCGAAGAGCGCGCCGCTCATTCCCATGGTAGGTTCAGTTGCGAGACAAGGGAAGAAAGAGCAAAGCATGGCTATAAGCCAAGCGTTATAGTTCAGCGGCTGCCTGAACAACCACAGACAAAAGCAGTTGCAGATGAGGTGAAATACATTTGCATGGCAGAATGGGTAGGTGAAATGACCCAATACTGAGCCATTCCACACATACCCGGTCTGCGGGAATACAATATATATGACAACAACAAAAAGAATTATAAAATTATTATATCTGTTCATACTTCACCTCGACATTAATTGTTTTTCTTGTGGTTGCCTCCATGTGGCGAGACCATATTACTATTACACCTTTCCCGATTCCGGTTGGAACGATGTTGACAGCACCGAATGTCGCGCGGTTGACAATGGCAAAGTTACCGATATTGGTGTTGTAAACCACATCGTCCACCGTATTGTCGTCGATGGTGTAGTTGATGACAACCTCATGGGCGATGAGTTCGCTCATTGACCTCTCTATCTTGAAATAGTCATTCGGGAGTGTTATCACAACCTCGTTCTTGTCGGTTGTGAGGCTTTTGGTAAATGGATACATGGGTGCTTTTGGGGGAAGTTTGTTGAAGCACCTCTTTATGTCTATAAGTTTCCTGCTCGCCGAGTTCTGGTATATGTCAGACTGTTTTGGGTCGATGTTCTCATACCAGTCGGTTAGGATTTTCAGCGACAAGTAGGACGATGACAGATGGGCAAGGGAGCTTGTGTAGTTCTCGTTAAACCTGTCGGAGACATAGAGAGTATAGAGTATCTTGTCGGTGTCGGCAAAGTCAACGATAACAGAGTTGTCGCCGTTGTCGTTCTGCTTGTATCCGAGATAGTCGGAGAAGATGGTCGCAAGGCTTTCGGCATTTGACACCAATGAAGCCAACAACTTTCTCTCGTGCTCGTCCTCGTCACCGGCAGTCTGCTGATAAGCCACCGACGACGCGTTTTCATCGGTAGCCTTTGCGATGAGTCCCTTTATGTGGGAGTCTATTTTCACTTCGTCAATGATGACTGAGCGAAGTAGTGTGAGATTAATCGTCTTCATTATTTTACTGTACCTTTAGAGTCGAGAATTGAAACTGTTGAACTGTTAACCATAGGGGCGCTCGGGGCAAGCTTGCTGAAACACCTGCTGATGTTGCGGATGTTCTCTTGGGCGAGTGATTCGTAGAAAGCCACTTGGTTTGCTCCCGTCTGAATAGAACCATACCAAGAGACGAGGGTCTTGTTTGTTATAAACTCCGAACCGAGGCGCGCGAGGGTGGACGAGAAGGAAGGGTTGAATCTTCCGTCAACACTTACGGAGATTATAATCTTCGTGGGGTCGCTGTAGTCGGTCGATATATTTGAATTGCCAGAAAGCACATCGGATATCTGAGCCACGAGTGTTTCCGCATAAGCCGTGATGGCACGGTCTATCTTGCGGTTGTGGTGTTCCTCGTCACCTATTGTCTCGTTGTATGCCGCTTGTGCCGCCTTTTCGTCAAGAGCCTTGTCGATAACACCCTTGATATGTGTTTCCGTCTTTACCGCGTCGATTATGACGGGACGGAGGATTTCAAATGAAAGCGTTTTGTTTGCCATATCTATACCTTATTATATATATTATGCTGTTTGTAACATCTGTTGAGCCTGCTGAGTGTTTTCTGCGGCTTGCTGCTGCTCTTGCGGCGACATCTGCTGCTGCATCTGCTGGGCTTGCTGTTCGAGAGCCATCTGTGCCTGTCGGTCTTGGATGGCATTGATGTACATATCCTTGAACGGAAGGGTAGAACCCTTGAGGAAAGTAAGTGCGTCAATGACTCCCATCTGCAGAAGCTGCATACCCACGTCGTTGGCTTGCTGTGCTACGGATGCGGTTGCGCCTGACTCCTTGATTGAAATGCGGAACTTTACATCCCTTGCCGACATTCTGTCGTACTCCATCACCTTAGTGTTGTCGGAGTTGATAATCATGCGTCCGTCATCGTAGAACTGCTTTATGTTTGACACCTTCTTTTCGGCTATCTGCTCGGCAAGGTTTGTCATGTCGTTCAAGATAGAGAAGAGTGATGTGGTGGAGTTCTGCATTTCCATCTGATAGCGTGCTGCCGATGTTCCGGCGGAAGGTGTCTTACCCTGGACTGCTCCGCTGACGTTTGTAATGTCCTTGGTGAGTTGCAGTTGCAGTTGCAGAAGCTCGTAAGTGCCAATCTGAACGGCATTTGACGTAATCACCTCGGGGCGCACATTCGGGTTTATCCTGTTCGTCTCGTAGATTACCAGTCCTTCGTACTCCGTGAATTGGTCGGCGAAGTCGCGCGGGTCCATGTCGTCGGGAATACAACCCTTAGGGATGATGGTAATACCCTTTGCGGCTGAGCGTGCAGCCATATCGTGCATTACGACAAGGCGGTTGATGTATCTCTGTTGGTCGATGATAGTGCCGAGGAACGGATGGATTTCTCCGTTGACAAACGGATAGAATTTTACCGTGTAGGGATGGGTCTTGTACTCGTATGGACATTCCCCCTCACAAAGAACCACTCCCTCTGGAGTCATAAAGACATATTGCCAGAACACATCTTCTATATATTCGGCAGTGATATACGCCCTGTCCTCGATTGGGACACCAGCCTCGTCATAGGTCTTCTTCCTCTTGATGTTCTCTTGTTTTACATTGTCGATGTCTTCTATCTCGACACGGAAACGTGCATCGTCGGCGGTCTGCGCTATCGGGTCTATGCACTGATAGCGTGGTTTTGTTTTCTTGTACCAACATTCGATTACGCGGAAGCAGTTCTTGCTTGAAGGCGAGTCAAACGACACATTGTCAAGGTCGTACATGTCGTTCTGGTCGGCTGTGATGTCGTAGTCCCTTCTGTTGTCGATGTCGAAGATAGCGTCGAGCCTTCTTCTGGTAAGTCCGTATTCCTCACGGGCGAACTTGAAGTAAAGGTCTTCCCTTGAGACATCGTGGAGTTCACAGATAAGGCTGATGTCTTGATGCCTCGGGTCGCTGCCCATCTCAAAACCTACATAGTAGGGGTTGACATAGTCACTCCAAGAGTCCCACATATTCTCCCTTTCCTCGTATGACTCCCTTGCCACTGCCACACCTCCACAGATGTAATCCTTGAAGAGTGCCTTCATTATCTCCGAGTTCTGCGTGTCTTGCCAGTTTGCCTGCAATGCCACGCTCATCATGTCCGAAAGCCACTGCGAGTCGGGAGTGCGCGCAAAGCATGTCGGTTCGACACCTTGTTTTTCGTAGAGTCCGGTGACGGTGTTGAAGATGGAGATCATGATATTGTTCTGCAAAGGTATGTTTCCCTTTTTCTGGATGTACTTTCTCTCCGTGATTCTTCCTCCCTTGTACTCTATGATGTCATCCCATTGGTCAACGAAGGTATATTTCATGGTTCGCTCACGGATTTTGCGGGCTGGCTCAAATCTGTTCCACGAATTTCTGCACCGCATAAGGAGTTTCAAGTCCTTACGCAGTGGTATTATCCTTTGTTTTGCTCCACCTTTTTTCTTTCCCGAGGTGGGCATTACGTCTTTAAGAGTGAATAATTTTGCCATAAAACATGTTTTACACCGCAAAAATACTACTTTTTTCGGTGCATTATTCCGAGTGTTCGACAAATTTTTTAACAAAATCGAAGAGTCGGAATAACAAGCCAAAACATTGAGTAAATTTGCCCTTGAATTAATTCAAATATCACACATGGCAGAAGATAAGAATAAGATGGAGACGGAGCAAATGGCGGCGACAGAGCAGCCACGTCCCAACCGCGATGCCTATAAGAAGGCGTTTGCAGAGGATTATCCCGACATGGATTTTGAGGACAAGGAGGCGAGATACGGCAAGATGCTTGACGACCGCAACCAACTAAGGAAATACCGTGATTCGGGCAATCAGCTTAATGGCATTCTTGACAAGAACAGATGGCTTGCCGTTGTTCTTCAGGAGTTGGCTAACAATCCCGAGACTAACCCTATCGAGGTCATGGCTCAGAGTGGCATTGACATCAACGAGGTTATGAAGGACGAGGAAACGAGACAGAAGGTGTCCGACAAGCTTACTGCATACCAACAGAAGCAGCTTGACGATGAGAAGGAGAACGAGCTTAGGGAGAAGAACCTGCAGAACTCGGCGCAAGCCTTGCAGTCGATAGGTGTCACTCCAGAGGAAGCGAGCAAGCTTTGGGAGGGCTTCTTCACCAATATTGTTGACCAGGCATTGAGCGGCATAGTGACAGCAGAGACATGGCAGATGTTGATGAAGGCGAAGAACTACGATGCCGACATCAAGGCAGCCAAGGAGCAGGCTGCAATGCGCGCAAGGAACGAGAAGATGCAGAACAATGTGAAGGACTTCCAGCAGAAGCTTCCTCCTACACTTTCTCAGGCAACCAACCAAACGGCTACACCGAAGAGAAAGAAGGGCGGTTTCTTTAGCGGACTTACCGAGGCAGGATATTAACTTAATCACAAATACAAAGCAAAATGAAGAAGATTGAAAAAATTTTGAATCAGAATCGAGTATGGGTATCTCTTATGATGCTCTTGCTCGCAGTTGTGACTGGTGGCGGTAGCCTTGCTGCTGCTGCCGTTGGAGCAGAGGGTAACGAGCCTATGGGCAAGGATGAGCCGGGTGACCCCGTCAATCCGGAGTCAGGAACAGGTCAGAGCCCCGATGATGACCCCACTGGTCGTTTGGCACCGGGCGACAAGACTGCCGGACAGAATCTTGATGGAAGCGCACCGAGTGCAACCCAGTATCGTGACGGTGGGCTTGAAGAGGATGAGTGGGATACCGAGATTACCAAGTTTCAGCCGTGGCGCTCGCCGCTGCTTGCGTTGGTGAGACGAATCACCCGAACAGTCAACATTGCCAACCCCACAGTCAAGCACGCACGCGTCGGCGGTGAGACCCTCGACGGACGCACGACTCAGCAGATTACTGCCGAGGCTGACGGAACAATCAAGCTTACCAAGGCTAACTTCCGTGGTTCTCTCAACTCTTTCTTGAAGGGTTACACTCTTATGGTGAACGGTGTCCCCGGTTATGCAGAGGACGCAACCACATCCAACTACGAGCAGATGGAGGATGGCGAGCTTATGCTCTTCGTGCTTAGCAACGACGGAAGCACTGTTGTCGCAACAGCCGTTAACGGTATTCCCGTTGACGATGTTCAGACAGAGACTTTCGATTCGATGAAGTGCCCCACCATCCCTGCCGACACATATATCTGCCTCGGTGCTGCTGCCCTCAGTGAGACTGAGATGGAGCTGCCACCTACCAACTACCAGCCTCGCTACGAGCGCTTCTATACCCAGAAGAAGGGATTCAACATTCTTTGGTCGGGTGTGTTCGACAACCAGAAGAAGAAGATTCCGTTCAAGGTTGAGGACATCAAGGCTGACGCCCTTTGGAAGTATAACCTCGGCTGTGAGCGCACCTACATCAATGGTGCAAACCGCAAGATCAAGAAGCGCAATGTTCTCGGACAGATTGAGGACTGCTACTTCACCAAGGGTATCTCTCGTCAGGTTACCAACCAGTACTGCTACGAGCGCGGCAAGATGAAGCTGTGGGATTTGGTTGCTCTTTCCAAGCTGCAGTTCACCAACTTCTCTCAGACCAACCACGCATACGCATTCTGCGGCAAGGACTTCATGGAAGACCTTCTGAACATCGACATCAAGGATGCACAGAAGACCATCGACTTCAAGGACCAGAAGGAGTTCGATATTGATTTCAAGCGAGTTAAGACCACCTTCGGTACTCTCGACTTCGTCTATGACCCGGGTCTTGACGCTTGCGGCTACAAGGACTGCTGCTTCATCCTCGACCTCAAGGGTGCTACACGTTACGTATGGAGTGGCATTCAGAAGGAGCAGACCAATGATCTCTCGAAGGGTCACGACGCACTCGATGCAGAGCGTTACATGCGTGTTGAGGCTGACGGTCTTGCGCTTCGCGGCTACAACTCAATCATCGTTATGCCATCCGACCGCAACGTTCACTTCACACCCGGACAGATTATGTCAAGCGTTATCGCCATGAGCGCACTGCCCGCTGACTCTCTCGTTACCGACGGAATGATTGTCGCACTTACCGACAACGTTTACGACAAGGACGGTAACATCCAGTACAAGAAGGGCTTTGCTTATCAGGCAAGCAAGCCTTCTGATACTGTTTCTTGGACTGAGTGGAAGGGTTACACCAGCGTTACCATGTAGAATTGCTAATCAAGGAGAGGGATTTTACGCAAAGTCCCTCTCCTTATAAACACTATTATTATGATTAAGATATACAGATACAATCAACCGAAGGGATATGTTCGTGTTCAGCTCGTGAGCGACGGAGGCGTCAAATGCTTCGTTGCCTTTGAGAACGGCAATCCCGGCACAAAGGAATGTCCAACGTGTTCGATAAGAAGTCCGTTCTGGCAGATGGTCATGGAAGACACGTTATGCAAGCGAGGAATCGCCAAGCTTGTTCAGACCATTACCGAGGATGAGGAGAAGTCGCTTGACATGCCCGTGCAGTTCACGAATGTCGAGGGTGTTGACACCTTGGAGAAGGCAATCGACTACTGCGCCCGAGAGTGGCAAGTGGTAGTAAAGACACGACAGAGAGCCATCAACGAGGCACACAAGCACGGAGTTGATTTCCCAAACTTGAAGTAATATGAACGTAAGTGAGATTATCTATAAGGTTAAGGCTGCCATCGACGAGTTATCCACTCTTGACTATCCCAAGTTGGCTGAAAGCGTCAATCTTGAGAACATAGACTTGATAATCGTTGACAAGATACCTTATGCTCTTGAATGGATTATTCAGAACGCGCCTGCCACGCTGCTGACAGGAGATTTGACTGAATCTTTCAACAATTCGGGACTTGTCACCAAGGTCAGTGATGATTATGTCTTTGAGATAGAGCTGCCTTCGACCACACTGAGGGTTGTGTCGGCAAGGCTTTCGACGTGGATGTTCACCCCCGAGATGTCGGACGAGCATTCAGACGTAGCCGCCATGCAGATGTACCCTACGAGCCGGGGCACTTGGGATAATCCCGCTTGCGTTATCTATAACGAGAACGGAAAGCAGATATTGAGAATGTTTTCCGGAAAGACAAGAGATGATGTTTATTATATAACACTTGCGCTAAAGCCCGATGTCTCGTTCACTGACACATGGGACGGAGAGGCGGTAGTGCCTATACCAGAAAGACTGACAGCGTCTTTCATATATTACATAGCAGGACTCACAACTCTTGCCATGAAGGAGGACGTCAGCAAGTCATTGCTGGAACTCGCCGTATCAAGTATGGCTACAAAATAACGTCCCCTTATAATGGAAAGAATACGAATAGGTACAAACATAGGAATAGTATGGCACATATTCGTCAGTGCCGAGTTGGGTGAGTCCTTTGTCCTCAAAGACAAGGAAGATTACCTTAAGATATATATCCGCAGTCCGCACGATATATATGAAGTCCCTTATTTCACAGTCGAGGAAGACACGATAAAACTAAGTTTTCCCGGTCAGTTCCAAAGATACACAGGCGTTCATGCCATCGTTCTGAAAGACACCACGGACGGGGAGAGAACGGTGTGCAAGGATTTTGCGTTTGAGCTTGTCAAACACTTGGAGCGGGAGGGGGAAGCCTTTGAGGACAACGAGGAGAAGAAGATACTCGCCCTAAATTCAAGCATACTTGTCTCAAAACAAGGCGAGAGTGCCTATGAGGTATGGCTTAGGCTTGGCAATGTGGGCAGCCAGGAGGACTTCTTCAAGTGGCTAAGAGGCGGAACACTCGTGAATTATACATTCCTAAAACCTCTTCGTGCAAGACTCTTGGAAGATGGGGTCAACTATCAAGTGTCACTTGACCCTGATGCCTTTAGCGAGGCTGTGGACGGACAGTTCATAAGAAAAGATGTTGATGATGAAGCCAATGGAGTAATTACTTTTAACAAGGGATATATACTCGGAAGGGTTCTGTTCAACAAGGTGATATTGGGAGGTGAGGTCGATTCCACAGATTACACTGATAATAAATTGATGTCAGCCCTTGGAGTGTTGAAGCTTTTAGAGAAATACCTTGCGGCTCTTGCTGACAAGTACATACGCAAGGATATAGACGATGAGGCAAGAGGGTTGATTACATTCCTTTCGGGTTTGAAGTCGGAATCGCTGGCTACCTTTCTCTCGGGAATGGCGGTGTCGGGAATGGCAACATTCAAGGACAGTCTCGGCTCTGATAAATTCTGGACCGGGTGGAGCGGCTACGGATGGAAGATATGGATGAGGGACACGATGAATGTTGTCGGCAAAATGGTCAAGCGTTCAACAATGGAGATTGACGAATTGAACGTCCGTGGAACATTCAGGGTGTTTGAGCTTGTCATAAACCAACTAAGGGGCGAGAATGACAATTATGTTTTCTCTGGTATGCAGAAGGTGGATCATGTAGATGTTGACACAAACACAATCTATCTTGACACAAACAAGGGGGAGACATATTGCCCCTTTAGGGAGGGGGACATATTGAGGTGTCAGAGATTTCAAGGCGGCGATACAGTCATTAAGAGATATGATATACTTGTCAAGGAGGCTAAGGTGGGTGATATAGCCGACGGAGAGGACAGGGTTGATTATATTGTCTGGGAAAACTTTGACGGAGACGTAAATGACATTGCGCAAGGTGACGTTCTTTGTCGAATTGACAATGATAGAGACCCCGAAAGAAAAGGTATCATTACAACAACGTCTGTCGGCAGTAATTCGCCATACATAGACGTAATATATGGCTTAATAACCAACCCCGAAGAGTCGCTGAAAGTCCGTCTTGGAAAACTTGACGGAATAGTCAACGAGTTGTTCGGTGAACTATCGGGATATGGACTGTTTTCAAACAATGCCTTTTTGACGGGCGAGTTCTACCTATCGACGGGCGAGGCAGTTTCTACCAAGATAAAAATGCTTGAAAACCTTTTCTCTTCCTCGATGTCAAAGACTACCTATGACATAAAGGAAGATGACAATATCGTCACGAACTGCGAATTTGTCGAGGATATGAGAGGTTGGACTACCGTTGATGGTGACGATATGGATTTGTTCTTCATCGACGACAACACACCCGTGTTTATGAATGACGATATGTTCAGCGATGGGCATAGTGTAGCCTCTTTGGAGAATGTTCAAGGCAAGGATATGCTTCATCTGTTAAATGCAGGAGTTTCGCAAGATAATGCCTTGTTCGTAGGCAGAGTGCCTGCTGATAGCGAGGTAGAGGAATATGTCAAAGATAGCAATGGTAATATCATCAAGAACGATGATGGAACACTCAAAACCAAGACCAAGACCATACGACCGACAATATACATATCTTATAGATATATGTGCAAGGAGCCGGGCAGTTTTTCTATTGGCTTTAACAACGGAAGGACTACGCAGTATTCTTCCGATATGGGCGTAATCGTATCTGTCGATGAACTTGGCACGCTGACAGAGAACATAAATGCCAATGAGGGTGTTTGGATTGAGAGGCAATACAAGGGTTATTACGACAAGCTCGGCGACTTTGTTATCTCGACAACAGGCGAGGTGTATATTGATGTACTTGCGGTGACGAGCAAGCCGTTGGAGGACTATAAGAATGTCGTTTCTACGGCACTTGTTCAGACTGCTGGGGCGATTGGATTGTATGGCAAGAACATACGGGCAAACGAGGAAAGCATACACGGCGTAGGTCAGAGTGTAACCGAACTCGGGGTTGTTGTAGATGCAAACAAACGAGAGGTTGATTTGTTTGTGAATACCACTTATGCCAATGATAAGGCAGGACTTGAAACGAAGATTGAAAATGGTATCAAGGTGTCAACCGACGGCATTGAGGCGGTTGCGAGTAGGACTACTGCACTTGAAAAGGAAACTTCAACACTAAAGATAAACTATGATAGCATATCAACCAAGGTGTTTAATTCTGAGAAGGACATATCCGAATTGGAGCAGACCGCCAGTTCTCTGACTTCAAGGATAAGCAATTCTGAGAAGGACATATCCGAATTGGAGCAGACCGCCAGTTCTCTGACTTCAAGGATAAGCAATTCTGAGAAGGATATATCCGAATTGGAGCAGACCGCCAGTTCTCTGACTTCAAGGATAAGCAATTCTGAGAAGGATATATCAACTGTCACTCAAACCGCCAATAGCGTAAGTGCAGAGGTTAAGAATGCAAGTGGAAGTTATGCGAACCTTTCTCTTGCCCTTGACGGAATAAAGACATCTGTTAAAGGTGTTGATGAAAGATTGACAACGATAGAACAAACCGTGGATGGGATAGATTTGTCTGTTTATGCGAAAACAAAATACGTTGATAGCGAGACAGGTGAAATCAAGACGAAGTTAAATAAGAGTGGCATCGACATTGAGGCTAATAAGATAACTATCAGTAGCACTGGTGGAAAACTCGTTGTTGATACTACTAACTTTAAACTTGACGAGGCAGGCAATGTTACTGTTACGGGAACTATCAACGCTACAAATGGTACTATTGGAGGAATAGCTATAAATGAGAATAGCATTTCTGCTACAAATTTTAGTTTAACTAAAGAGGGGTTATTAAATTGTACTAATGCCAATATATCAAATACTTTAGGAGATAATAAAATATTATTAGGCTCTAATGGTACATATAGTGGACTGTTTTGCTATGATGGAAGTTCAGAATTATTTAAATTAATATTCACAAAAAAAGGTAATTATTCGCTGTATTCCCCTGAAATAACAATAACATCTACTTCAGGATATGCTAAGGCTAATTTATCTGCTGGGGGTCTTAGTTTCACTTACTATGATAGTACTTCTTCTTATGGAAATGGTTTTATATCAATGGGTTCAGACAATGGAGAGCCTAGTATGCGATTGAAAGATAGGAATGGTTCTTATTTTGATTTTGGTTATAATGAAGGTGGTAAATATCCTGGTAAATTTATATGGTATTTTAGTGATGTTTCTGTATTAATGAATAGTACTACTGCTACTAAAGGGTATGTATATGTAGATAATGGATATTTAAAAATAAAAACCTCATAATATTAAAACAATTATAATATGAAAAAGATTAATTTTAAAGAATTTCCCATCCGACTGAATATCGGAAGCGATGAGGTCAGGAAAGTTGACACAAGAGAGAGTATAGGCAATGCCGTGTATCACAATGCGGCAGGAGTGAGAGGCTTGGACTTGGCTATGAAGATATACAAGTCTGACGGAGTTATTGAGTTGGATGATGGCGAGTGGAGTCTGCTTATGCAGATAGCCAACCAGACCTTGGTCGCACCCGTAGTAGAAACACTGATTAACGTGGGAAAGGAGGAATGATATGGATTTGGCAACATTAAGCGCATTAGCGGAACAACTTGCGCCGCTTGTGCTACAAAAAATAAAAGGCAAGGGCAAAAAAGAGGTATCGGAGCTGACTACCGTCAACGATTACGAGAATGTTAAATCACTACCTGCTTGGTATTGGAATAAGCAGACGGGCGAGAAAAAAGCCGTAAACGTTTCGATGGCAGACTTTCAGCAGCACGTTAAAGACGTAGCAAATGAGAACCTCGTTGAGATAAAGCAAGAGGCAGAGGAAGCTAATGCAGCCGCACAAAATTCTGCGGAAAGTGCTGCTGCGAGTGCTGCAAGCGCAAAGAACTCGGAAGATTATGCCTTGGCTCAGAAGAACGAGACTATTGAATATCTTGGTACGGTCAGAGAGGACGAGGCGGAAAGAATGGCGGCTGAAGCTATAAGGATTAGCAACGAGAATACCCGAAAGTCTAACGAAATAACGAGAGCCAATCAAGAAAACACCCGAATAGCCAATGAGGAAGAGCGCATTAGCAACGAGGCTTCAAGGGTGGAAGTTGAGGAGGCAAGAGTGTCGGCTGAAAACACCCGTGTTGAGAATGAGTTAGTTCGTGAAACTGATGAGCAAATTAGGCAGTCTGCCGAAAGAGACAGAAGTGACAATGAGGATGCTCGTTTGGATAACGAGGCTATCCGTCAGCAGAACGAGTCCGAAAGGCAAGAGGCGGAAAGCCTGCGTGACACTGCCGAGTCGGGAAGAGTCAATTCAGAAATAGAACGTGATTTAGCGGAACAAGCGAGAATAGAGGCGGAGAATACCCGAATAGCCAATGAGGAAGAACGTACTACTTGGTTCACGAACATTAAGACCTCCGTTTCTGATTGGTTTACCTCGGCACAGAACAGTTGGGCTGCTTGGTTCGATAATGTTAAAAGTCTGTGGGGGACATTGAAGTCTGATGTGGAAAATGCCACTACCCTTGCAGTTGAGGCAACGGAAAATGCCAATAACAGTGCCAATCATCCGCCTTATGTCGGGGAAGACCTATATTGGTACATCTGGAACAATGAGACCAAGACCTACGATAAGACCGACAAATATTCCAAGGGTGATGGATTTTCGATTAAGATGACCTTTGCCTCGATAAGTGAAATGGAGGCTTATGACAATTCATCTGTTATACTTGAGTTGGGTGATTTCGTTCTGATTTCATCTGACGTTGAGGATGAGGATAATTCCAAGCTGTATGTGGTCACGTCTGTTACATCTTCGAAGATTACCTTTGGATTCTTGACCGATATGAGTGGTGCTCGTGGATTTACTGGACATACACCTCAGCTCTCTGTCGGCACTATCACAACGGGTGCAGCAGGCACTTTGGCAAATGTTTCCCTAACAGAAAACGGTACAGATACTAATGGTAATCCAAAGTATCTTATCAACTTCGTTATCCCCAAAGGAGATAAGGGTGACAAGGGAGATGCGTTTACTTATGACGACTTTACAGACGAGCAAATAGCTGGGTTACAAAAACCCGCAAACGATGCGGCAGCAGTAGCACTATCAGCGGCAAAGACTGCCAATGACAAGGCTACACTTGCGGACAATGCGGCTACCAATGCTAACGAGAAAGCGGAACTTGCCAATACGGCAGCGACCAAGGCTAATACCGCAGCAACCAATGCAAATGAGAAAGCTGAACTCGCCGATACAGCCGCTGGAAACGCAAATGAGAAAGCCTCACTTGCAGATACCGCAGCAGTCAATGCCAACGACAAGGCAGGACTCGCAGACACGGCGGCAGAAAATGCCAACGACCTTGCGAGCCATCCAAACATAGTGCTTCCCAACGGGAATTGGGGCAAGTGGAATGTGGAGACACAGACGTATGATGATACGGGCAGTCCATCTGTCGGCTCATTCTCATATCCACGTTTCTCCTTGCTTCGCGGGCATATCGTATTCGAGGATAAAACGCAGCCGAGTGGCAACAACTTCCGAATCATAAGAGGTCACTTGGTGGCTATCTGCGGAATAGATTAAATTATTAACAATTAAATAAAATATTAGATTATGACATTACAATTACCAAACGGCTACGTGGATGCTGGCGCAGCCGCAATGCACGACCGAGGAACGTGGGACAACGGGTTCTCAGAGTCAATCAACGGCATTACATATCAAGGGTACGCGTATGGCGATATAGTGCATAAGGCAAGCGGTGTCTATATGTCGCTTGTGGATGGCAATACCACCGACCCCGACACCGATACCACGTCATCTTGGCGCACGTATCTCGACAAGACCGACACGTCTGCTGTCGAGCTGTCGCGCTGTTTTGGCATACAATGGAACTTGGACGACGATGTCAAAAACATCACTATCGTCGGCAACACCGCACTCTATCCATACTTCAAGACGTGGGTTGACACATCTGCCAAGCCTTGCGAGATTAAGAAGGACAAGAGCGATTTCGCCTATTTGAGAAATACTGAGGGTGTGGCTCATAACGTGAATTGGGCTTACCGTGCCGACGGTTCTGCATCACACTACAACACGTCCGACAAGACCAACTACTTACAGATGGTCGAGTACGAGAATATCAATGTCGGAGAGGTAATAGATATGCGCAAGCGTACTATGACCGTGTACTTCAACTGGGACAGGGAAGCTCCTTATGGCTTCCACAGATGGTTCAAGGCAGACAAGAAACTTTTTGCCCGCTACGATGCCACAATTAACTCTGACGGCTCTACCTTCGATATTGCTTATGGACTTAGCCAAGGTTCATCATGGTCAATGTCGCCAGACACACACCTTGCCAAGTGTAAGGCTACGGGAGCAGGATTGCTTGCCGAGACATTCTGGGAACTTGTCGTACAAGAGTGGATACAGATTGCCTATTTCCAGACTTTCGATGTTCCATCGTCTGCCCGAGGACGTGGTATGCAAGAGGGCTCGCAGAGTGCAGCGGTTGGATATGTCAACGGAACTAACGATACATTAACCAAGCATTACGGCTCTGTCAATGGTAACTCTTGCATGTTCATGTATCGCGAGAACGCCACCGATGGAAAACAATGGAAATGGGGATATGGCACTCATAAAAATAGTGGAGTGCTATATATGACCTTTGACGAGGACACCGCCCAAGTGTCAGCACTTCTTGATACCGCCAATGCCGAGAAAATCATCAAATTCCCTGCGACATCCGCAGGTTGGTACTATCCAAAGAACGCCGACATCTATGGCATGCCGTTTGAGCAGACGGGTGGTGGTTCGACATCGACAGGTACATGTGATGGCATATACGACGATAATACAAGCGGCCGAGGTGTGTACGTTGGCGGCGGCTCGACCAATGGTTCGTTTTGTGGTGTTCGCTGTCGGGCTCTGAACGCTTGGGCTTCGGCCTCGGACTGGTCTCAACGGGGCGGCTGCACTTTGAATAGGTGAGTAGTTGGAAAGTTGAGAAGTTGAGCCTCGCCGTAGGCGTGGCTTCCCCGTCGGTTCATCCGACGGTATGTTGAATTAAAAAAAAGAAAAAAAGATGAAAACATAAAGAATAAAAGGATATAAATAAGGTGGGCATCCTTCCCGTTGGCGGCAACTCGAACAATGGTTCGATTTGTGGTGTTCGCTGTCGGAATCTGAACAATTGGGCTTCGAACTCGAACTGGAATCAACGGGGCGGCTGAACTTAGATGATAACGCATATCACGTCTTTTTACGGGGCGTGAATATAAAGACCAAGAATCGGGATGTCTGTCTTGCGGCAAAGGTTCGCAAACAAATATTGTGGGGCTGAAATACCTTACCCGGGGGTTACAACAAGTAGGTCAGGCGAAGTAAGCAGAATAAAATCCGAACGATAGACCCGCCCTGCATCAAGTGCTATTTAACAAAGTAATAAAAACAAAATTAAATGAGAAAAGTAGGTCAAATAAGAAGAATGTTCCTCGCACGAGACCGCATATTGCTCATCATCGAGGAATTAACCAAGGGCGCGCGTCAGACCAAATGGACGAACGCTACACGGAGTCGTTGGCAACCGATAATGGACGACCCGTTGACATTCGCCAACACCTTGTACTATAAGCTGCGATACAAGGTGTGGCAGCCAGCACCTTTCTGTATCTTCTATCGCAAGGAGGGAAAGAAGGTGAGGAAAATATATTCCTCATACCCCGAAGAACTGATAGTAGATACATTGCTCTCAGACTGTCTTGAATACGTGTTTATGGAGAAAAAGAAGATTATACCCTCAAACTCCTACGGGTCAATCAAAGGTAAAGGGCAACATGAGTTAAGACGTAGGATATTTAAGTCTGTAAGAGGCAGAAAAGACGTATATATCGCATCGTGCGACACACGCAAGTATTATCCAACCATAGACCATGCCATCCTTAAATCTCAGTTGCGCAGCCACATAAAGGACGAGTGGATGCTTTGGTTATGCGATATAACCATTGACCGAATGAAGGATGGCAAGGGCATCGCCCTCGGACTGCCATCGTCTAATATCCTTGGGCACGTCTATCACTGCGCTCTCGATTGGCATGTGCTCACCAAATGCAAGATAAAGTATTATTACCGCTTCTGTGACAACAAGTATATCATACACGACAATTCCAACTATCTACACACAGTGGTAAGAGATTTGCGCCAAGGTGTAGAGTCGCTCAGTCAGGAGATGAAGAACGACTGGCGAGTGTCAAATCTCAACAAGGAACGTTGCGAGATACTCGGCTCAATGATGAACACCCGGAATATGCGCCTTAAATCTTATTGCAGACGCTCGATAGAAAGACGCATGTTGTATCATCAGCGACTACAAGACCCGTTGAAGGCACTCGCCACATGGGCAGGCATCAAGGGAGGCTTGAAGAACATACGCTGCGGTAACCTCATAAACTATTGGAAACGAGAGTATGCCGAATACTTCCGCCTCTTGAAGGTAGCCAACGACATGCTCTATCAGGAAATGCGCCGCAAGGCATGGCACATCAAGCTCAAGCGCATACTTGAGACCTGCAATGACTACCGCAGTGAAGAAAATAAACTCAAATATCCAATCGACAATGAGCAATCTCAGCACCAAGCGGCATAAGTCGCTAAGTCATCAATACAACGGCACTCATATCATGGTGGGCAAGGTACTCTACAAGCCCGTCAAGATAACCGCCTATGAGACAATACCCTCTCGTATCAATCGTGGTAAACAACTGCTTGTGGCACAAGTCATTTACCTCGACCAAGGAGAGAGACAAGAATAAGTCCTGTTCACCGAGAGCTATGACCTCATACGCACCCTCAGCGATGCAGGCACGCCGCCGCACTACGGCAAGATAATAAAATCAAGAGACGGACGATACAGATTCGCACCTCTGTCAAATTCGGAAATTCAAAACTTAAAAGATATATAAAAATGAAAAATGTAAGACAAGACGAAGCCTTTAAGCTTCAACTCGACTTCAAGCAGGTCGGAACAATCAGCGGAAAACCGTTGGTTAGAGTGTATTTCAACAAGTCAGTGGAAGAGCGTGAAGATTACTCGTTCACGGCTGACGAGGAACGTGAGGCAAAGACCATCAAGGTCTATCATGCTGACTTTATTCAGCGAGTGTCATTCTTCGACAATGCCCTTGACGTTATCAAGGAAGAGGCTATCGAGCAGATAACCGAGTACGACCAATCGAAGGATGTCAACTCGTTCACCCTTCAAGGCAAGATTATGTGGCTGCCAAAGGAAACAAGGGTTGGGCTTGTCAACTCCGTCACCATCGAGAAGAACGCAGGCAAGGAAACGACCGTTCTTTGGTTCGGCGGCGAGAAGTATGAACTCCCCGTTGACACCGCCTTGCAAATGCTCTCAGATTTGGAGTTGTATGCCGTGCAATGTTATAATGCGACAGCGATGCACAAAGCAAATGTTATTTCACTTGAATCTGTTGGCGATGTTGTTAATTACGATTATACATTGCATTATCCAGAAAAGTTAAACTTCTAATCCATATAATTATGAACGACAAGGAAAAGTTATTCAGAAGCATAGTTGAGGCGGCTGCAAGCAGTTCCTCCTACGTATGCTGCGGCAAACAAGACATAACCGCAGAAGATATTTACGGCAAGAGCAGAAAGGAGAATGTTTCCCTTGCGAGGAACATGGCGGTAAGTCTTCTTATAGCATTTGGATTTACTATATCTTCGTGTTCCATTATGCTAAATAGGACGACTCCTGCTATAAGGAATATGATTAGGATGGATAGGCAACTGCAAGAGACGTCAAGGGTATATAGGATAGCTTTTCGGCAAGCAAGGAATGTTGTTCGTTCAAATATCAAGGAAGAGGACGAAAACAAGGAAAGTTAAGGTAATCCCGGCATCAATCAAAGGTGTCGGGGTTTCTTTTGAAAGAAAAAAGAAAGAAATTAAAAAGCAATGTGGATAGTAACATTTTCTTTATTCTGAGAATTGTTTGTACCTTTGCACCAAGTTCAATAGTGAACGAAATCTTAATAATTTATATCATGGAAACTACAAACAAGGAAGTCGTGGAGAAGAAGGTTTATGTACACGACGAAAATGAAAAGGAGTATGCTTCTAAGGGTGTAGCTGGTTCTGGGTTAGGACTCGGTATAGCCGGAACTGCACTGGGTCTTATGGCACTTTGGGGCAGAGGTAACGGTTTTGGGTTTGGTGGCTACAACGGCGGCATGCCCGAGAATGTGAACATCAACACCTATGGCGGTGTGAGTGGTGCAAATGCTGCGCCCACTGCGTTCCAGGCATGGGAGAATGCCTGCGACGGTCGTCTTGCACTGACCAAGGAAATGTGGGGTCTCAAGATGAACACAATGACACAGATGTACGATCACCGTCAGACTGACATTGCCGAGAAGTTCTCTATTTGGAAGTCACAGGTAGATGCCGCCTTTGGTCTTTACAAGAGCAACAGGGACAGCTACGATGCTATTAGCGCAAAGATGAACGAGGCTGCGTTTGGTCTTTACAAGGAGCAGAGAGACAACTTCGACAAGGTATCGGCTCGTCTCAGCGCATTGGAGACACAAGTAGCCGTAGGTGCTGCCGTTCGTCCTTACCAAGACAGACTCTTGCAGTGCGAGATTGACAAGGCTTACTGTGGTTCTATCAACTACACTGACAGAAAGACCTGTCGAATGATTCAAGGTGCCTTGGTTCTGCCATCTACCCCGACAACGACTGGGTTTCAGTCAATCACCTGCCCGTGTAACCAGCAAGCGGCTGCCACAACGACTGCGTAAGTCAAGGAAGGCTAAGTAGGATTGAGGGCGGTTCGTAAGATAAGCGAATCAAAGTCTTGCGGGTCGCTCTCTTAATTAACTAATCAACATTATGGCTATGAATAATATATTTTTAGGCGGCAGTGACCCGTTGTTAGGTCAAGTGCCATCATATCAGAGAGGGAGTGTTGAAGACGAGCTTGCGAGAATAGCAGCCATGCAGCAACAGTTAGACCAAAAGAAAATGGAGATTGAGAATGCCAAGCTGAATATGAATCAACCAGTGCAAAGCAAGACTCCTGTTTGGGACGAAATAGACAAGATTATTGGTGAAATGTCAGACAATGAGATAGATTTTATAAATTCTAACGCTGACTTTGCCAAGAGTAACCAAACAGTTATGGCTATCCTTCAAAGAGAGCAGCTTAGAATGATGCGACCGTTGGTTGAAAACACTAAGGACGGAAAAGAAGCTTTGGAGAATCATCTTACGTTAGTCAAGAGACTAAAGAAAGAGGCAGTGAATGAGAGTGACAAGGCAATGAATATGTTTAAGGAATACACCGAGAAATATTCTGATATGCCTTATTCTGAATTTTTGAAAATGAAACGTAAAAAGGAGAAATGATTATGTATAATACAAATGAATTATGCAAGTTGAAAAGTGACTTGGTAGTGAATATGGAAGAGTGGGCTTGCTATAAGATAGATGCCCTTGTGGAATGTAAGCCCCATTTGAAGATGGCTTCGACGTATCTGAAACGCGGAGTTCATAACTGGCTCGTACGTGAGGGTGCGAGCATAGACAATATGATAGAAAATGCCGCATTGTTCATTGCCGATGAAAAAGGCAATATAAATACCGACATTATCATAAATGACTTTCTTGAAATGTTCAAGGTGATGGATGTTCAGAAGGTGGATATGGGAATATTCGGTTTGGAATACGGAAAGGGTGAGATAAAAATCAATATACCACACAATCCAGTTATAGACCTCTTCATGGGGGACTTAGGTCAGATAAAGATAACCTGTGAGGATATATTGGAAATCAAGGATTTGTTCAAGTCTAACTGATGAGCGCTGATGTTGATTATCTGATAGAGAGGATGGACGACATGAGGTATTGTGACTTCTGCCGTTCCATCCTTGTTGTCTATTGGTGGTTACTTTAGTATTTGCGAGGTATCTCCACCGAATAATTTTGCGAGCGCTCCGTTTGGGTCAAATTCCGGGTGCATTTGTTTATATTCCTCATAAGTGACGGAGTTCGCCATATCTTCCCTTTCTCTTTGCTCTCTTTCAGCATTGGTTCTTTCGGAGATATACCGGTTAAGTTCCGAGGCTCTTTCGGCTTTGAATTTCTCTTCAAACACATTGCCTATTCTTGTGATGTCAAGTCTGTTGCCCAGGAAATACTTCCCGGCTTGGCATCGGGCGAAGAATAGGGTGAGTTCTCCGATAGTGTAGTTCTTGTTCATTCTTGACCACATCTTAGCCCATTGTATTGCCTGGTCGTATATCTGCGGGTTTGTGTCAGGCTTTACATACCATATAGCCAATACATTTGTAGCAACCCAATTCACCATGACATCAGAGCCAAACACATTAGATATATCGAATAGGGTAGGGGTGTAGTTCATATATGCCGCCTTGGGGTTTTCTATTGCGTATATCCAATTAGATGAACTATACACCGTCATCAGTCGTGAAGGGGTTGTAAACTTCTCCGTCCATTGCTGGAGACATGTTGGCTTGGTTGGCAGCGGCTTTGCAAGCGATGTCTCGCATTGCTTCTTGTTTGGTAAGTTTTCTGTCATTGTGAATTATTATTTCGTCTTCCCATCCTCGTTGATTGAGGTAGGTCTGAAAGTGTTTTCGATATTGCTTTTCCGGGGTTGATTGAACATAAAGCGGAATATGCTCAATGGCAGCCTTGCGGTCTTTGAGTGATAGCTTATTCCATTTTGCCTTAAGCTTCTCTTTTGGACCAACTTTTTTTTGATACAAGTCCCATGCCCTTTCAAACGAGTATTCATCAATAGACAAGTCTTCCGTCACGAGACAATCATCTTCGGGAGGTATGACCGTATATCCGTTCTTCCTTAACAGAAGTATGGCATCTCTTATGCTTAAGTCCATGACAAGTTCCTTTCTATTTCTTGTTCCGCATACCTAATCATCTCTTGGTCATCGGGACGGGGGATGTGTATCTGATGTTGGTCGCAATACACAATGAAGTTGTTTATCGCCGATGTCATTTCCTGCTTGCTGAGGTCAGAGCTCGATCGCCTAATCTTCAACTTTACATTGTGTTTGTCCATATATGTTCTGATGAAAATATCCGGGTTCACTATATCCTTGAAATAACATTCAGCCTCCGTCTTTGTGCATCCATACTGAAGTGCGAAGTATTTAAGGACGAGCCAATAGTATTTGTTCTGTTGTATTGTACGAGACTCTCTTTTCTTTTCAAGAGTGACGTGCCATTTGTTCTGTTTTGCAATTTCTATGAAGTCAAGTGCTTGCATATATTGCTTTTGGTCGTTGAGATTGTATGTCATAAACTTATTTTTCAAGATTAATAACAAGTTTTGGTTTCGCTATATAAGTCGGTATGCCGAATGTCTGTGCCACACGTCGCTGAAATTCCTTCTCGTCCGAGTTTTGGGACGAGAGGTGTATTAGCGTGATTGTTTTTATGTTGTGTGGCTCACACTTTTGGATTCCCTTTATCGTGATTCCTATTTCCATGTGGGTTTCCAATAGCCTTCTCTTTCTCGACGGAGGCTCTTCTCCTGACAATATCCTGTCGTTAAGAATATCGTCGGAGTAGTTTGCCTCGATTATAAGATGGCTAATGAGAGGAAATCTGTATGGAATGAAAGCACAGTCGGTGGCAAATAGGATTGTTCCGCACTCGGGATGATTAATTAGGAATCCTAATGTCGGCACATCGTGCTTTACAGAGAATGGGCAGACTCCGAAATTACCGAAGTGTACGGTTTTCTTGTCTTCCAATATTACTTTTAGATGTTCGGGGATATTCTTGTATCTGAAAACATCTTCATTTGCGGCTATGGGGAAGCCGTATGTAGCATAGTCAGTGAGATGTCCGGCATGGTCGTTGTGGCAGTGGGTTGATACACATCCAACAATTCCCGATGTGGCATAATCAATGGCTTTAAGCATTTTTCTTGCCTTCACTCCTGCCTCCAAGAGAAGTATCTCATTGGAGGAGGAGATTAGGGCATAACCGTTGCCCTTCGATGAAGAGCCTATAACTACGAGTCTCATCAATCGGCAGGGAATGGGTCGTTGTTATCTTCGTTGTCGGAAGCGGGAGGCGTTTCTTGCTGAGTTTCGGTCACCTCTTCTACAGGAGTGAATACCTCGTCGGCGGCAGCGTCTTCCTCGTCGCGCGACATGGTTGAGTCGTAGGAAACATCGTTTGCGATAGCCTCTTGCTGTTCGATGGATAAGTCACCCCATTTCGTGAGAAGCTGTCGGAGGCAAGTCTTCTTTGCCATGGTTACCGAGTCCGACATCCAGCCGATACCCTGCTCTGGACCGTGGGTTGCGTGATACTGCATCTTCTGCTTGAGGGTGTCTTCAGTAACCTTGTTGTTGAACTTGAGATATGTCACGTAGGTCTTGGCGTAGTGCGCCATCTGGTCGATTGACATATAGAGCGTCTTGTTGAATCCGTTGAGTTCTTCAATGTATGCGAAGAAGCCCACAACCTTGTCGGAGGTCGGTTCGTGGTCGATTCGGATTTCTCCAGTGAGGTGGTTGCGATAGGTAATCTGTCCTTCGAACACCACATCGGCATTGATATTGCGATAATGCCCCGAGTTCTTGGCAAGCTGAATGTAACCCTTGTAGCCGATAACCATTGTGGCAGTCGGAACGCCCTTGTTTTTGAACGGCACGACATAACATCTTCCAAGAGCCTTGTTGAGAGGCAAATGTATGGATGCAGCCTTCAATGATTCGGCGAGAATGGACTGCGGAGTGCAAGCTTGCAGTTCTGGACTGCCAGTCACGACTTCGATTACCGAGTTCATAAAGTCGGTCTTAATCTTTTCAGATGAAAGACGGTTTGCGAGAAGAGCCTGCACGCTTCCCGAGTTGAGGTAGTTCTTGAAGGCGACTACCGGAGATGCCTGGTTTGTAGCTAACTGATTTTCTGCCATAGTTTTAATTATTTAATTATTAATTCTGTGTCCGCTACATAGAAGCGGATTTGTTGTGATTCTGTATTGAGGATATTGAGGTTGCTCTCTGCGTTGTCAATAATGATAGGAGCGCAGAAATCATATATCTTGCAAAGGGTGTTGCAGATGTCAAGACCGGCATTGAGTTTTTTGGCGGTGTTGAGTCCGTCGTGATAGGCTATGCCATCCACATAACATTCGCAGTACGACTCTTTGTTGCCGTTAATCATCTGCTTAAACATCTTCCATCGCACTATCTCAAAGTGTTTGTTGACTTTTTCTTCAAGGATATTGTCGGCTTTGTCGGTAAATTCCCTTGCGATGTCCTCTTCTCTTTGGAGTGAGGCGAGCTGTTCGGCGAGAGCCTTGTGGTCTTGATTGGCTGCGCTGATGAGATTTTGCACTCTCTTGTATTCGTTGATTGCCGCGGTCTTGCCGCTTGCACGTGACAAGTCTCCGTTTAGGGCAAGTAGTTCGGCGGTTTTCTCGTCTATGAGATTCTGGTCGATTACTGGCGTTTCCGATTCAAGCTGATGTTCAAGCGAGGTAATCTCGTCAAGCACCGGTTTGTAGTTCGGGTTTTGCGCAAGCAACTCCTCAAATGTCGGAATCTTCGGATATTCCGTGGCTGATAGTGCATTGAGTTTCTCATTGTCCTCTTTGAGGATTGTTTCGTAATTTTCCTTTTCCCCTTGAGCGGTTTTTATGAGTTCCTTGGCTTTGTTTATCTTCTCGCTCACAGCCGCGACCTTGTCGGTGAGTTCCTGCTTTGTATCGAGGCGCTTGCGTTCAAGCTGCTCATACATAAGGTTTCTTACCTCGGTGATTTTCTCGTCGGGCAACGGTTGTCCGCAAGCCGGACAAAACATGTCGTCTTCATTGAGGGCAGGAAGGGCAATCTTGATGTTCACCTCTTCTTTCCATCTCTTTCTCAGTGCGCCCATCTCCTTTTCAAGGTTCTTGATTTCTGCTTGTGAGAGCGATATAGTGGTTTGTTTGGTTGTTATTATCCCCTGTGTTCTGTATATCGAGTCCTGGAGTTTTTTTCTTTGGTTTTCAAGATCGCTACAGAAATTATGGTATTCGGACTTGATTTCCCTGAATTTGTTGTCAGCCGATGTCTCCATTTCTCTCTTGCGTTTTTGGGCGAAAGCAAGTTTGCGCTCAATCTCCTTGTTTACGGAAGATACGTTGCCGGCTTTGAGGTTTGCTAATTCCTCCGATAGTTTATCACGTTTTGTCTCAATCTCACTTGTCGTTTCTTCCCAATTCGAAGTGAAGTCATTCTCGTCGAGTTGAGGCAGCGCCTTGTTGAGTTCCGACAATCGGACGGGAATCTCGTCTATCTTCTTCTTGATTTCGTTAATCTTGAAGCCTTTGTGTTTGAGATAGGCGGTGATGTCCTCTTGTGTGAGGGCTTTCAGTAGCTCAGTAAACTTATCGTCATTATCGGCAATCTCCTCGTTGGTGATATTCCCGACCATTTGAGAAAGGAACGCGCGCTGGTCTTTCCACGGCAGCGATGTGAAGTAGTAGGGATTTGACACTGCGCGAAAAACATTTTCATCAATGAGGTTTCTTATGAAAGCCGAAAACTCGGCTTGAGACATAAGATTCCCATTTACGTAGTATTCGGTGTAGTTTCCCTTAAACTCTTCTGTTGTCTCGCCTCGCTTTGTCTGCCATTTCTCTTTTAGCATACGCTTTATGGAGTGGTCAATTCCGTCAGCGCTGATTTCAAGAGTTACAGATACTTCTGTTTTCTTTGAGCCATCGTGGTGCTTTACGTCAAACTGCGAGCGGTTCTGTGTGTCCTTACCGAACAGACACCAAGAAATAGCGTCTGCAATAGACGTTTTGCCCGAGCCGTTCTTGCCATAGAATGATGTCGATACAGGGTCGAAGCCTGTTGAATAGCTTTTGAAACCCTTAAAGTTTTGGATTTCGATTGATTTGAAAATTACTTTCATTGTTTTTGTTGTTTTGATATGTGTAACATTGCGATTGCGTTCCAAGCAACTTGTGCTAAGTGACGACAACCGGTTTCTTCGTCTATCTCGTTGCCCTTGTCAAACTCCACCAAGTGACGGAGTAGGGCAGCTTTGTATCTTTTTATTCCGTCGGGAAGGTTCTGCCATTGGTCGGGTCCGTATTTCTTCGCCCCGGCGGTATATACCCTTACAATATCTTCCACATCTTCAAGTGGCAGCAGTTCCCACCTTAACTTATCATCAAGGCGGTCATTCTTTCTTGATTCATTGTTTTCTTGTTCCATATCTTTTGGTTTACATTGTTCTATAAGTTTGTAATAAACGTAATTCAAATCTCTCCTATCCAATGGAGAACATTGAGCTGACGGTTCTGTACATATTTTATCATAGAGAGAAAGGTAGCACATATAGCAAGGGGGTCTGACATCGCCATCTATCCATTCATTATAATCGGTTACTTCAAGCACAACTCCGTCATACTCGAACCTTTCTCCAATTTCGTGGTATTCCATATCTCTATCCTATATAACATTTATAAATTACATTTCTCTTGTCATTCCTCACTGACGACGAACACATAGTTATAGGGTCGCTTGGTGGTAATCTATGGAACG